TTGTCAGTGGCCTTGATTATCCCCTGGACTACAAGCGTACGCTTAAAGTCATCATCTTCCAGACCGATCTGAAAGTTTTGCGGTGTGACCATCTTGACGATGTCACTATTTCTTGCAGATCTAATAACTAGAAAATCAGTTTTTCTGAGATCTGTTCTACTTGAGCTCATTTTTCGCCCGCCAAAATATTAAATTAGAGAACTAATCGTTATCGGTTCAGTAGTAAGTATTGGCGGTCTGGATGTTTCCCCCTCTTTATAGGGGACAGAAGATGTCATTTCTTGACTTAGGTTATTACATGACGTTGTTACTGGATCTGTAACAGGATCCCCCTCTGAATCTACGAAGATGCACGTAACAGCAGCTTCTTGCAGGCCTACCGTATTGATACCATCACCGTATTCATAGAATCTTCCATATTTTCTCTGCTCAAGCTGATCTCTAAACTGGCCATATCGATCGTATCTATACACGGAGGAAGTTGCAGTACGACGGAAATTCATTAATCCGTATTTCCACCCAGACGGATGTGAACAGATGGCAAAGCTGGCAGGCGCGACGGTGCCAACAATCGCCTCCCACCCATCAGGGCAATTCGAGACTAGTGTTGGGAATCGGCCGGTTGGAGTCTTCCAAAAACCGAATAATCCCGCCATCACGATTGCAGTACCATCTGAAGACCAGATTGTGGAGGTGCCGCCGTGTCCTCGCTTGCCATATCTTGACCATATTGTGGGATCGCCATTCGCTGGTTCCGCTACTTGCATCCCCAAGACCCATCGCGGGTCGACACGTTCGTGAGTGCCGGTCCCCGCAAAATTATACTGCGCCGGACTTAACGATTGGCGGTCGGAGGCAGGGGTCTCCACCGCGGTGAAGGGACTCTTACCTCGCCCCATACCATATGAAGAAGACATCATAAACAAGTCGCTTGCTGATCCAGTTGTACCAAACCCCGGTTTAGGCCATTGGGTCGATCTTTTAATTGACTTATACCGAGCTTCAAACGGAAATGATGGTAACCACCTAGCGTTACCGCGGATGTTGCTTCCGTAGGTGCTGCTCGCATTGGATTGGGCTCCTATAATACTAAAGCCTACCCGACCATAGGAGCTAATATTTAATCCCCCCGAAAGTGCCAAGTCGAGATCGAACATTTGAGCGGGATTGGGTGGAAGGCTATCAAAAAATACTTCAGACGTATCAGGAATTCTAACAAAACGCTGGAATGAACCGCTCGTTCGTAAACCAGGGTTCGCCCATACACCCGGTGAGCCGGCTTGGCCAGCAATGCCTGAGGTAAATCGGCGAGAAACCATCGACGCATAGTCATTTGTGTTGTGGAATATGCTTCCAGTGACCAGTTCTGCTATATAGCTTCCGCTGTATGCAGAAGCGTTGTCTGTCTGAAATTGATCAACAATTGGACCGCCGGAAATCATCTCATGTATAGCATTAGTTCTTAATTCCTGACTAGTAGAAGAGGGAGCATATCTATTGTTCTGTACATACGTTCCATACAGAATAAGCTTTGCGCTCTGGCTGGATTTAATGGTGAACGATTGTCTGGGCTCATATAAAGATTCCAAATTAACGTTGCTTCTGTTCCTAAGAACGCCACCAGGCTGCCCTCGAGAATCTGTGCGAGAAAGTACAGTCTCAGCGTCATAGTTGTAATTCGCTGCTCCAGTGAGAATCTCATTTCGTTGCCACACACCATCACGCCAGGGCCCATAAGGATTCACATTCGGATTTGAGGGAATTGTATTATTACCGCGATTACTACCGTGCAGCGACGGCTGGAAACCAAAAGTAAGCTTGTCGCCTGGTTGTAATAGATACATAGACTTCCTCTCAGCCGCGGAACCCACTGACGATGAAAGCAGTCCGGATGGACCGCCCATTTCTCGATCCCTGAAACCGAAGCCCTTACCTTTTCCGGTGCCGTTTGCCGCGGCATCCGGCTTCGGATAGAGACCGCTAGCATATGGATTCAAAAAGGCTGCTGGACCCGGGAGGTCTGATGGTAAAGATCCAGTATAGAGTGGTTTATCAGATACCATTGAGGCAAAAAACCTGCGCCCTGACGTAAGCGATGATGGGGCCCCTACTCCAGCAGTTGAGTTAGCAGAACCAACATCTCCTATCCACGCTTTCGTTCGTGGAATACAGCGCCACCATTTACGGTATAGGGAGAATCTTATGCCGTCAGGAGGTGTGGTGTAGAAGTGCCAGCCGGAGCCATTATCGAGGGAGCTGTGAGCAGCGACGTTCTGGGCGATGTAGTTAGCGGAGGCTTCATGAAGCAAGTATCCCGGGGCTGTGGTATGGCAAAAAAGATGAGAACTGTCAGAAATGATAACAGGACTTTGTCTTACAGGGGCCTCTATTCTAAAACTTGCAGCATTTAACAAGCGTTTCTCAAAGAATGTACCACGAATACAGTGGTCGCCATTGAAGCGTCCAGTCAAATCAGAGGGCACGTGTGGTAAACTACAGGTTAATATTGTGAACCCAGCTTTACCCCCGTATATGTCGGTCCGCTTGTGTGTGAAGTCGGCAGATACGTAAACATTCTCATCTCGTCCCAAACCTTCCTCCAGCCAATTGCTAAATTTTACCGGAGCGTTTGAGGATGAAATGGGTCGGGACCAGTTATTGATATTCTGGGCGACTGTAGACCCACAATTCCCCCAGCCGCCGACTCCACCCTCTGTGGCCAAAAGACCACCCCTTGTAAAAGACCCAAACCTTTCGAAATGATCGTCATTACCCTCAACCGTTGGTAAGCAGGGTGATGTCACAACGCTAAATCCTGCTCTTTGAATCGCAGTAAAGTGCCAGCGTTGCGTTGCGTGATCGATCATCGCGTACTTGGGATACGTTGTGGATGCGGATGACCGCTTTGCAGAATTTACAGCGTAAGCAAACGTGTTGATGTTGGCATTGCCAGCACTATCGGCGCCAGCTACAGTATAACTGCTTTCACTACCTCCATTGGCCCACAGACAATCGCCACCGTTGTTGAAGTTTGTCCCACACTGATATCTCCAGTCCCATGACACCGCGGTCCATTTTTCCGTGAGCTCTTCACAATCCCTCGCAAATGGAGCGAAATTCGCCTGCTCCCCCCCGTAATGGGACGCCGATATCGCGGTGGCATTAACCATCCTTTTCGTCCGCTCTGTGTGGATCTGGGCAAATTCCACAAATTTCCACAGCAAACCGTTTCCGGAACCCGCATGAATGTCACCGACCTCGTCTTCCTTTCGATACAGCGGACCGCCCGTTGACGTCTCGGCGATGCCGGGAGTCGGGCTGTAGGACCGGTTCGTAGTGCCATATCCCATCGAGGACCACTTCATCGCCTGAGTATACACGGCAGATGATGATAACATAGCAGGGTTTCCAGCCTGAAGCACACCGCCAGCAGAAGTCCAGCTACTGGGACCGGGGGCGGCGTCATAATAATACCGAGATGGGAAGATGCTCGCGGTGAGCATTTGCTCAGCAGCAGCGTACCCGTAATGAGTGAGTTGAGCGTACGTTATTAACTCTCTTTTCGTAGTCCGGGTAGACTCGCGAAATTCAGATACGGTTTCTTCGAGGGCGACGACGCGGGGTGGGTTCGGGTTCCGCTGAAAGACGGGGGAGATTGAGGGGTTCGCGGAGTAACCCCACGCTTCAAGTGCTGTGCCTGCCCCCGGCATGGAGGTGGATGCGTCGATCATCACGTACCCTCCAGACATCGGAAGATCAGAGAAATTATTGGCAATATTTGTAGAATATATTTCTGCGTCACCCCCAACGAATCGCTCTCTTCCCGGAGATTGTCGCAGCAAAAAGAATGTATCACATCTCCAGAATGGCACGCCACCGACACGAGAATCGTCGGTTAATGCGACACCAGCAGAATTATATAGATCAATCCCTGTCACCCAAGTAGCCTTCCACCCAGCGATATCATAGGCGTGGCCACCCCCATATGACCCTGTTACATGACCAGAAATTCCACCAAATAATAATTTAATTGAATTCTGTAGAGGCCCTCCGTTGTCGGGTGTTTCGCGGTCTGGAGCAGTGGGGCGACGTTGTTGAGGAGTATCCCTAAACGCTATTTGTGGTATGAATATTCTTGCAGGTATGCTAAGACCGTCGGAGTCGCTTGGTTCTTGTTTTCCATAATAAACGTTTGTGTTCTTCGATGGTGTGTTGCCAGAATTAGCTTGATTCGTTATAGCGTAACCGATAGTGGCGAAGTTGTCGGTGGCAGCGGTAGTGAGGTCAGCGGTGGCAGGACGAGAGCTTCCACCGACAAAAGATGGATAATTATGGAATAATCCTTTTCCGAGCCTGACTTGCGACGCGGTGGAGGAGCCATCAGCCCCACCTGCCGCAAAAAACTGCTCAACACCGGGGGTCCCGCACGTGAGCATCTTCCATTCGGGCATACCATCGCCGGGACATTCCGCGGTGGTGATGCCCGGGCCCGCCATGGCCTTCCATTTTCCTCGAGACCTGATCATTGTTGCTAATGAACTTGGCCCAGACTCTTCAACTTCACCATCAATCTCAACCGCAATCCTCTGGAGGAGAAAAGGTGCATCGATATAGTCGGATATATTGATCCCTTGATCGTCTGTTGCAACGTACTGATCAGTGTGTGGGAAACCGTACGTTGAAGTCGGTCTTCCCCTAAGGGGCAACTCGCCCAATGCAATTTCGAACTCATCTTCAAGGATTGAAAAACCAGACGTACCTGAAAATCCTATTGAGCATGAATTAACAAGGAACGAACGGACATCTTCTGCCCAATTCGTCATACCGGCGAATTTACCATCCGAGTCAATCAGCGTCATCGCGGGGTCACCGCCGGCCTTCCAACTCTGTACCGGGCTCTCGCCCGTAAAGGATACGTGGGGGTTCGATTTGCCGGCATCCATATTTGAGCCAGATATACCCGGCATAAAGCCAATTCGATCCCATCTAGCATTCGTGAAATTATAATATGCCATCGATGCGATACGACCCTGGGTTTCATCAACGCCCATCTTGCAGTCTGCTGTCGTGGGGATTGGGATCTCAATCGCGACGACATCACCAAGCTTCTGGTCAAATTCAGGCCAGTCCGATACCCGCTTATTGATAACGAGGGCATCTCCCCCTTGGTTGTCATCAAAGGGTTTTATGCGGCCGCCCAAGGCCGTGTAATAATTCGAACCAACATTTTCATGCGTGACTGTATTGAGAAGCTCTGTTTCCAGACTCATCGCTCCCGGGACAATCGCACCGGTGGTGACCAATCGATTCTCGTAAGGAGTACGAGTAAAGTCTCTATATCCGAACGTTGGAGACGTAGAGATAGGTTCACCAGCTACTTGCTGGGGATTACCCCGGATGCCGGGGCGGACGCCATCGTACTTAAAATATGGACTATACGAACCGTTGTACCAAAATCCGCCGGATCCAGAATATAAATCGGCTGGTATCATCTCTGGATATAGCATCATCCGTGGATTGTCGGGCTGGCTTGAGCCGCTTACCCACTTTCCGAATGTCGGCTCCTTTGTGGAGTCAAATGCTGCAACATTCTTATTCGTTAATCTCTCGCCGGTGTTACGTCGATTCGATGGGTACGACGTCATCGAATCAAAGAACTGTTGAACTTTCTTTACTGGACGGCTATTAATTCCAGAACTAAACTGATTTACTTTTAAGTGAGACTGGGCGATTAGTCCCATCGTCTCCTCTTCCAATTTTCCGCGAAAAACGGCGAACTCAGCAAGATGAACTCCTGAAACAAAGTCCGCTATACTAAATGCGGTATTCACCCCGCCCGCTAATTCGCCGTAACCGACGTATAGCGTTGGGTTATCTAAACTTTTTAATGTACCTGGATTACCTGAGCCATACGAGATGCCCGCATTCGGCACCCCCGGCGGGCACCCGAGGCAGACCCTGGTAGCTGGATCACCGACCTTGTAATAGCGAGCTGTCATAGACCGGTTGGGCGACGTGGCATTCTGGATCGTAAACATCACAGTGTGCCACACACCGAGCTCAACATTCGTTAACGATACCACCATCGTCCCACTATCACCAACTAGATTTGCTCTTATTGTTTGGGCTGACGGTACAGTAATGTTAAATGCTGCTACTCCTGACACAGGGTCGCCGATGGTGAAGACAGCTTTGTTTTGTGTGACTGCAGGCTCGCCGGTGGTGCGAGACGAATCAAGCATCATCCTAACCATGAATGTAAGATCACCGTTTGTATTTGGATCCAGATTAGTCACGTTTTCTTTAGCAATAAAGATACTCGTACCCAGATATGCCGATCCCAAAGATAGAACACGATCAGTATACCGCGACTCGGACTTGATAGCAGAGCCAGCAAGATTCATATCCGTAAAAGCGCGACCTGCAAAGACATCACCAGAGACTCCGACTATCTGGGTTGCAGTCTCGTCAAAACGTCCACCTTCATTGCTAATACCCTTCACTGCTGTATACGGGTTCTCAGAATCTGCTAAATCGTTTATGTACCTTGATATTGTTCCAGGTAAGAATTTGTTAAACCGAACGTAGGATAAAGTCTCAACGTATTTTACACCCTTACCCGAAGTTGTGGGAACCCCATCTATAAGGTCATGTATGAATATTTTATTATCTTTCATTACCAGTCACCATACACAATTGAACCAGCTTTCTTCCCAAAGTAAAATCCATGGTTTGATCGCTCGTTAAGCGGGTCTATAGATTCGTTCATGGATGAACTCATCACTCGTAAGCGAGCTGTCATATCTTCTTCTACAATAACCCAATTTTGGTCTGCGGAGTCTGGTCCGTATGTCGCCATATTGTATAAAGCTGTAACATCATTCTGGTTCAAGGCCCTGCTCCATATTGCTACATCTGATATTTTTCCGTTAAAATAATCACGTCCACCGAATGAGGGAGAACCTCCGATATGAATATAATTTGCAGAAAAATCTGTTGGAGCATCACCAACCTGATCGTAACCGGTTTCGCCTGATTTGCATGAAACACCGTCAACATAAATGCTAAACTGTTCCGGGGCGTCGCCGGAGGGGTTAAACGTTCCTGCATAGGCGACAACGACATGATGCCAGTTCCCAGCCGTAATCAAACCAGCCGTTGAAGTGGCACCATTTCTAACCCAGCTACCGCCTCCGTATCTAAAAGCGCTGACTGAACCAACATACTCGTCGGCGTTGTTGGTAGTTCTGTTGATCGAAACCCCTGCGGAATTTGCGTAATCGGCCGAGCTTGCATTGAATATAAAATGATTTGAATCTGAATCGAAGTTATCGACCATAATCCAGACTGAAAGTGACCATGGTTTCAAGTCGTTACCTGCGTATGATCCACCAATCAAGTCATTCCAAGTATCATTTCCAGATCCCCCATCCACTTTCATTATATCATCAACACCGTCGAAGTCTGCGCATGCGGGAGCTATGTACGCGTTGGGCGTGCCCGGGTAGGTGTTGGTGACGTACCCAGGTCGCTCACTCGCGGAGTCAAACGTTCCCTCAAAATCTGTAACAGGGTCATATGCATTATTCGGCATATTTCCCGTACTGCTTACATCTGCCTTCATTCGTAGCCAGGTCACAAGAGTGTCTTTACGTACGTACAAAAACGGCGGAGTGGTATCCGTAGACCAATTTTCTGTAAGATTATAAACCCCTACCTGACCGGCGGCTATATCACGAAAACCTTGAGGATTATGCTCGCTTAATTTAGAATAGACCACGTCGAAGTAGGTTCTATCAATAAAGGGAGCCTCCACCTCATCATAAAGACCCTGATATGACTGCAGCGGTTGCACTGAAGTAGGATCAGTCCAAGCGCTAGCCGATAGCGTTGGTTGAGCAAGCCTTGCTGCAACTGGAACCGATCCAGTTGTCCAGGCTTCACCCCCGGGTGGTGGTGGTGGAGACCTCACCTGATCCGGTCCATCAAAAAATGGTTGAGGTGGATTCGCGGTCAAACGCCTGACATCACGGATTTTGCGGCCGCCGCGGGCTGAATCAGCAAATGATCCCATAATCGCGCCTCGGACTTTGTGACCCGAATATTTTCCTGATAATCCAAGAATTTCTCTTCTAATATCAAGAGGCTCAATAACACCATTAAACGTCTCCTCTGGAAGCGAGCCTAAATTCCATAGATTGACAGGCCACATGATCGTGCCCGGGTCATGAAGATATGTTACGGGATCAAATCCGTTAATATCTACGAACTTATCGCCTTGTTGCGTTGTCGGTGCTTGACCGATCGTCATACGCTCTAAATCAAAACTGATTCTTACAGTCAGCGGAGCGTCCTCGCCGCCTGGCATATCAGCAGTATCATTATTCATCGAGATTGAATCATCATATGGCGTATCAGCAGCTGGCTTTGATCCCTTGTACAGCTTGGTACGATCTCCCGAGCCTATACGAGGTAATAAGCTTCCAAAATAAGACGCATCTGACTTGGCGTAAATCCCCTGATATGAATAGATAATAGACCCTGTAGGTGTAGCTGTCGATCCTTGCGTTCTGCTACCACTTAGTACTCGTTGTGTTGTGGGCATTATATCTTCCTAATTTCCGCTATCAACTGTCTTAGCAGAATAATTCCCTTTAGGTTGCGGCGAGCGCTTTCCCCAAGATAAACATCTCCTGACCCATACGCCAATTTTGCCCTCTCAAGAGCATGGCTTTCCAAAATAAAATTGAAACCCAAATAGTTTGTTTTTCTTGGGATCAAATTTTCTATCATGACGTCAAAAGAATCGTCTAACCACCTGAAAAAATCGAAAAAGTTTTTGTAATTTACTGTATCTGTAAGTCGATTGAAATAAACCTTTCTTAAGTCTGCCAATCCTGGATAGTCATCTGCGAACATTAATTCGGGGGCACCGATGATGTTGTCTAACGAATCCAGCGTCGCAAAGATCTTCATGATGTCTTCGTTGAGGGCTTGCATAACTGAAAATTCAATCGAAAACCTCGCATCATCCTTTGGTTCATGAGCGCGAGGTAATTCATATATTGGCGCGGGACGACCTCCGATATCAAAAAGATTCTTGCCCTCTGTAAATCCAGCAACTCTGACCTTATTTTCTTGCGTCACCTCATCGTAGTATGACGAGATCGCGCTAAAGTTAAAACGCTCAGGGACGATTACGCTCTTGCTTGTCTCAAATCCCTTTAGAAAACCGCCAAATTCAGATGCAGTGTTAAACAAGATAGGTGAGAGAGTACCTGGGACTTTGGTTCGGTACTTTTTAGACTGCTGTGAGAAATCAATTAGCGTCAAAATACCAGAGCCGTCTGACGCTGTAACTGATTGATCGCATGAAAGGTCTAGCCTTAACTTACTCCAGGACCCAGTTACGTCGGGTGTAAAACCAAAATTGACCAATGGATCCTCAACTCCCACAGATGTGAAATTCAGAGCATGCTCCTTAACTTCAGCGCGCGTTAGCGCTTTCGAAAAAAATCTAAAATGTCCTGCTCTGCCACCGAAGTCTGTAACTCTTGATAGACTTGCTGTGACTGCTGTTGTATTATTCAAATATTGTATAGACGAATCAGACCCCAAAGATTGTGTTCCAATTACTAGAAACGGTCCGTATTTGTTTTCCTCTGTTACTTTTTGGAAGATATTATTACCGGGTGCTGCTGATTCTGCAAAGAATGACGAAGTTGTATAAAACTCCATCAAGTTCCCGTTGTCCTGTCTAGCGACATTCAAAAAGTAACTTGAAGAAATATAGGCGCCCGCTTCATCGTCTCGTTTTCTACCTACAGAGATATACCACTTATCACCCGTAAATACGTTCACACCAGTTAGTGGGAGTTCTAATATAGGGTCAGTGCTCGCAAATCCAGGTCTGGCAAAAAGCGTCACTTTATTGATCGCTGGATCAGCGATTACGTTCAAAAACATCGGCTGCTCTGCTGCTGCTGCACCGGTCCTTTCTGCTGCGCCTGTAGAATGTAGCCGCATTAAACTTTGCGGGTTTCGGAAGTCACGAGTAACAGGGAATCGGTAGCGTCCCTCTAGCGTCCAACTACCCGACGTTAATAAACCATCATTCACATTATTAGAAATTCCGAAAGGAGTGAATATTGTTTTATCTACAAACGTCCCCCCTATGGGCGGCCAACCTGTCTCAACGCGAGATGATGTAAGATAAGTTGATATAAGCGTTGGCCGGTTTGAATAATGACCTTGAGGATCTTTTGTGCCGATCAATCCAGCAAAGCTACCTGAAAAATCTACCAATGAAGAAATTTCAGTTATTTTCTGACGTGAGGAACCAAGTCGAAATGCTGGAGATCCGCCATATTCGATAAATCGAAACATTCTATCTGGATCAATTCCAGACGCACGGAACAATGTTTTGATAGCATGAACTGTTCCCTTTGAGCTGAACACTTCTCGTAAGTTAATCAAAACGCGGCGCCACATTTCATTCTGAACTACTAGCAGATTTCCGACAGGATTGTCACCCGCAACTCCCTCTCCTGAGAATAATTGGTTGTGTGTAGCATTTCTGTACATATTCGGGAGCTTGAACCCATAATAGTTCGCTAAAAATGGCAAAAAGGCATCGGCAACCGACTCGTGCTTGTCATAATCTATATGAACCAAGTCACTTACATGATCGAGCATCTGTTTTAGCTCATCGAATTCTCTAGCCCACATAAAGAGTAGAGACGAAATTATCTGAGGCTGTCCCATTCTCGCACCGCCAGGGCCAGAGGAGGACTCGGGAACAGTAGTTATACCATCTAGTAAAGTCCCGTTTGCGTCACCACCGACTGTCCAGTCAGATTGAGCAGCCATCTCAAAATAATGCTGGGGTACTAGCTTGGTTATCATATTCGGATTATTAGCATCATACAGGCTAGCGCTAGCGAGGAGACCCTCGTTTAGAGTGATAACATCCGGATATGCTGGAAAAAGGACGGGATGTGGAATTGCAGATTGAAACGTTATTAACGAATCATACTGCTTATCTGATCTGATGACTGTTGAATAATTGGTTATCTTAGAGTGTAGGCTGTTTCCGCTGTGATCTAGAACAACGCTGTTATTTGTATATGATCCTGTGGGCTCATTAAATCGCATATTCAGCAATAGACTACTGTCTCCAGCAAAGAATATTCTCTTACAAAAATAATCGAGTTGCTTTTTTGTTCGAGTCTTATTGAATATTCTTAGCTTGTTTATAGAACCGCTAAGCGTGTTCGCAGGTGTAAATATCCACTTCTTACCAATCGTTATCTCAGAGCCTGAACCGATTAGGAAGGGATGGCCATCAGTATTAATTCCCCTAAAATTGAATCTTCTTGATTGAGCTACAGCGGTGCTGCCGCTGAGAATTCGTAATCTTCTTGATGAAGGGCGGCGGTTGTAGTCAAATGATAATCGCTCGAACTTTCCCTTCTCCATATAATAACGAGTTGATAGCATATTAGACCCGCTTAACATACAGAAGATCACGGGGGCGTTGACTGTCGACGATGACGCCTCTATAAACGCAGCATAGCCAACGTTACTTCCCGAAAAATGACTAAAGATGAATTGGTTATTATTAGCTTTCGCCTCTAGGGCGAGATCCAATTCAATGAATACGCTGTTTGAGCCCGGATTAAGGATCGTCATTCCTGATTTATTTTTTGAAAGAGCAGGGAAGAGAATACCCGCTTTGTCGACGACCTTTATATACTGATTACTTCCGTCCAGGCTTAAATAACCAGTATACTGAGGGTATCGATTCAGGACATATTTCTCCCAACCCGTTAGCTCATCAAGCCACGTGTCTAATTCTGCCCTTGTGCCGTCAAAGGGATAACGATTCAGAATTTTTTCAAAAACGATATTAACGTTTGCTTCTGCGGAACAGAAAAATGTGTGCTCTTCCCAGGCATCAAAATTCAACGGAAGTTGTTGCGTGGATTTTAGCGGTGAACCAGGCGGATCAAAACGAAATGATCCTGTTACACTCATGGGCTCATCTGATCCCGACAGTGCTGCCTGAGTTTGACGCTTTAGGACACCAGAAGAATTAGTAAATCGCCTAACAACGTTAGGTGTAAATAACCTTTGTCCTTCAAAAACCCTTTTCTTCGAAGACATTATGAAGTAACCCGGAAATCAATTTCTGGGATTTTCAGTAAGCGCTCCATTCCTCGATCCACAATAAGCAGATCAACGGTTAGTTGTCTATTCTTTGGTAACCCAGATGTTCTAAATTGTATAAACATACCGTCGCCGTCCGTCGACACTCTGGTACTTTGTCTTGTCTTATCAAACGGAACAATAATCGTGCCGGTCTGTCTGTCTTTTATTCTATAATACGCTTCGTCAAGGATGATCGTCTGTAGCTTTCTGGGAAGCTTGTATGCTTTCGTATCAGCGGCCGCCTCAATATCTTCAATAAAGAATCTTATAGTTGCCTGCACGTCTTTGTCATATTCAGAATGAGCGCCAACAGGAGTTATTAGAAGCTTTCTATTCGCGAATCCCCCAACGGCACGTTCTGTTTTCTTTACCGTAATCGAACCAGTGTAATATCCAACAGTCTTGTCTATAGAAGACCAGATTTCTTGGAGCTCTAGTTCATCGTTGTGTTTTAACGTTTGAAAAAATGTAGAATCAAATCTATTGAGATTGAATGTTCCGGAATATACACCTACCATCCCCGCATTATTAGACGAGCCAGTGTGCTGGGATGCTGTCACGAAAATATTCTTCTCCCTTGCTACATCTCCAGATGAAGATACAAAGCGAAGTAGAACACAATTCTGACCTGTTAGTTGTGTTAATGATGAACCGCTTACAAGGTTCTGCGGACGACCGGAAGTTAGATTCTTTAAGAATAAACTAGACGAAACGTTGAATAAAAGACCCCTGTGTTTGTCTTGTATACTATCATCCCAGGTGATGATCATCCGTGGAGTAATCAATGGGTTTCTTGCATGTCTTGAAGCAAAGCGTTTCGCAAATCTCGTTTTTCTATCAGTCTCAGATGATCCACTGAAAGAAATTCTCCACCCATGATTTTGAATTACTCCAGCTATCGACGCTGACACTACTTTTGTAACATCAAGTGAAAGTTTTCCGGGGCCCTCATCGAAATATTGCGTTGACCCGAAGTCAAGAACCTGACTACCGACGGTACCGCTTATCATATAATCGATCCCAGTGTCTCCCAATATTCCTCTCGCTCCCGACCCCGAAGTGTTCCAAAGCAACGAAGAATCTCCATCGTATGATGCGGTCAGAAAATTTGCTGCATCTACATCACTAAAATTAGAAACGTTTCTACCGGAGCCTTCTTCGAATGATCTAGAAAGTGGATATCCGACTACATAAAAATTCTTCGGTACAGGTGCACCAACAACAACTTCAAATAGCTCAAGCTTGGCATTAAACGACGGGTGATTCAAGTCAAGCGATGAAGACGTAAGCTTCGATAACGGGGAATAATCAAATTTTACTAAGAGCCTTGATAGCTCGTCAACTGATGATGTAATTCGAGTAGACGCAGAAATATAGCTAGATTCATCCCAAAGCTTAAATAAGTCTAACGTTCCCGCTCGTCCAACGTTACCATCAGTCGCCTTGAACTTGCTATCTATTACCTTATTTGTGATATACGTATCAGCGCTTGCAGTCAGAATATAAAACATAAACTTATCTCACCGTCACTACAATATCCTTGTTGGGATATTTCATTTCAAATATGCTACCTGGCGGTCCGACGACCATTTGCTGGAATGTGTTTCCTTCAACGCTAAATGACACGTCGCTGTATTCTCTTTCTTCTACAAGCCCTGTCAGATTAACGAGCTTAACCTCGACCATCGATATAACTCCCTCGCTGTTAAGAACGGCATTTATAATGTCAGCATATGCAACGGGCATATCAATCTGCATATTTTCTGTGCGTAATATTCCTGTGAGATTCGTTATAATGGTTTGTGCGACTTGGGATTTATTCGAGTCTGGATGTGCCACAACATCAACATTAACAGCGAAATTAATAATTCTAGCATCTAAAATATCATAGGCATCGCTTACTGCTCTAAACTCGTTTAGATAAATTCTAAGATTCTTTTTAAGCGTGTCAGAAGACATCGCAAGTTTCTTCCTCTTATTTCTAGAGATGATGAATATTTGAGATGCTAGAGAATTAATCGGATTGGGCCGGAGACCTACACGGTAGACACGCCCAAACTCATTCGGTAATGTATAGACTCTTGCAATGAGATCTTCTTTAGTTATAATACGCGATTGTGCTGCCCTGCTTGAAGGAATCAGGGATCTTAATTCATTAATTGTTGGGGCACGATCACCATCAAGCGCTGGAAGTGGGTTTGAGCAGTCTACGGATCCACGAACTTGACCAGCTTCTGAAGCGGATGCGGTTGACGCGAAGGTTAGAAACAACGTGGTGACTGTTCTTATCGTTTCACTTCCCACATTATGTTTTAGACCGCCACCAGCCCTATACGTTATAGTGAGTGTTGTATTTCTTGGAGAAATGCCCAAAGTCTGGGTATGCAACATCGAATTTGGATCTATAGTAAACCTTGCGAATGTATTTTTACCGTATAGGGGAAGAGCTAGCTCAGAAGGATCAGGGATGATATCGTTATCTAAGGTCTTCGCATTTCCAGAACCAAATCGTATAGTTGTTAATTTTGTGTTGTAATCATACGCCTTGATGTATCGATAAGGAGCGGGAATTACTTCAAGATTATAACCCACAGAGTCGCTGTCTTCCGATAAATTAATAATCTTTCTGAAAACAGTATCTTGAGATAATGATTCAACCTCGTAGTATATGTTCCCATCGCTATCTTTAACATCAACAATACCAGTGACATTTTCGTCTGGTAGCGTGAGCGTCCTAAATGGTTTGTGAACATTTGGGATGGATGTCTTCCATTCTTTACGGAACCCAGAAAGACAAAGACCGGATCTCATAACGACGTAAGAAGTTGGCGTTCCGTCCTCAGACGTCTCCACGACCACTGATTCATAAAGATAGCTACCCTCAGAATCTTGCTCTGCAAAATCCAGATCTACCAGGAGGTTAAACGGCACCCCGTCATTAGAGGTAAAAGTAGACAGCGCACCGACCTTAGGCAGCAGCGCAGCCTTAGGAGCAGTATTACCTGTAATCGTTTCAGCAGGAATTTCGAAGTATATTTTTAGCATCACAACTGATGGTGATGCACCATGAACTTTTACACCCGCATTCCGTAAGTGCTTTTGAATGTTTTTAGTCTCAATCGCTGTAGACCAATTAAGTTCATTAAATTGGTGATCTAGATAAAATGACATCGAATCACCAACAAACGCAGCCATATCTAAAAGCAATCCACCCAAACTTACATCTGAGAAATCTTGAATTTTATCTGAAAAATATAGTTTGGCATGTGCGTATAGCGCATTACGAAAAGACGAGAAGTCTTTTGCCAAGTAATTCCGTCTTACTTCATTTTTCAAATTTCTTTTTGCATTTATTGCCATTTTTATCCCGCGCTATAAATTAATATTTCCATCCCACGCTCTTTCGTCTTAAGCTTGGGTACCTTATATGATAGCTTGACACCGACCTTGGCCACCTGTTTATTATCAAAATGCTCTATCACTGGCTCAAATGTAAGTAGTGTAACATAGGGCATCCAGCGATTACACGCCATCGTTATTCTGCTCATTGCCTCTGATGCACCTGCGTCTGTCTGCATTTCGAATGCTAGCTCCATTAAATTCGCGCCCAATAAAGGTTGCCCTAACCGCTCCCCATGATTGGTCAATATTAAATTAATCAGGTTATCATGAATCTGATCAGCGAAAGTTGTGTGCATTTGAATAAATTCTGAACCGGAGTCCGATAAGGCAACCGGTGTTTTTATCCCAACAGGAGGCGCCCTAGTTGATCTAGAATCAAGTTCACGTTGTAACTCATACGTCGTTCCTACAGACTTAAAACTATAAACCCTGTTATTCGCTCTTCTAGATACAGCCATGATCTACCACCCATACTAAATATTCGCTTAGAGAAATAGTGATGGGATAAGTCACCCCCTAAACAAATCAACAAAAGTTACATTAACATTCCCGTACCGGAACCCATCCCTGCTCCAGTAACTGGACCAGCAACTGTAGCACCAATTGCAACTCCAGCAAGCACCGTCACCACTTGCGTTGTGACCATTGCTTGGGTAGTGTAATTATGGATAGCGGCTGCCAGCTCTTTTGCAAGAGTCTGGTTTATCTCGGTTGGGCTTGTTCCGTCTTCAGCTCCTGCATCGATCGAGCCTCCCGCATTTTCAAGGGCTGCAAATATTTCTAATTCTAATAATGGTTTTGCTGCTGATAATGGCATTATTTCCTCCTATTCACCAAATATTCTTTCAGATTTTAGATTTTCAATTTCTCCCATTCGAGAGCTCATATCTGCTTTTAGGGTCGCGACGGCGTTATTTAATTGCGGAGACGGAGCACCGTATCCGGGTGTAACATGAGTAAGAACCGTATCACAAAAAGATTGGATATTACTCATTGTCGCGTTAAGCAAATCTTCAAGCTGCTGATATTTGACATACGGCTGTGAACTTCCGTCTCCCGGACCAGAATTATCTTCTCCAAGGCCGCCATCATCCGGGTGGCGTCCAAGAAAAATCTTTGAGCCGCTAATCTGGATGGTACCATCTGATAGCATGTACAAGCACGCGAGGTCTTCATCTGGAAGACCTTCTTTTATAATCCTAATAGAGCCGTTAATTTCGGGAGCTTCATCCACTGGAACATCTGCATCATGACTTCTGGCTATCAGGCGAATCTCATCTGCCTTTGCGACGACAGAGGATGGATAGTCCTTAGTGATTAACGTCATATCACCATCCTCCGGACCAATAAGCGTAGGAATAGTCGATCCCGGCGTTGCAATATTAAAATTTACGTCTACATCGCTACCGTGCGCTACCAGGATACGAGCTGCATCGTATGCGAAGTCTGGATCACCCTCTGCAGGAGCGTCTAGACGATTTAACTCGGCCGATTCATTTCCTTGGGGATTTTTATTAACCTCTATCCATGGTTCTCGTCCGGGACCCAGGTGCTCTGGAATCGGAGTGTTAAGGATACATCGAGGTGCGGTCAGCATCGGAGGACTCTCTTCCGTTCTCCCACGGTAGCGCCAGTCATACCTACCACGACCTGCAACAATATCGATCGAACCCCAAACGTATTCTTTTCGCTCCTCTAAAACATCTTCATCTTGAGTAGCATTCGAAAATTCCGGGTCCCACGGTAGCTCAAGTTCATCTTCACGCTTCATCCAGCCCCAACCACGATCCTGACCTAGAGCTATCAACGTATTGTGAGATCCCTGTATAACAAAATCACCAGGCTTCTTGGTAAATCGCGGAACATGTTGACGCTTGAATTGGTCGTAAGCAATAGAAACATTCACAAGATCTTCATATGCTAATTCCTCTTTGAGTGTAAATTGGTCTGGCTTTCCGGGACCGTTTGGAAAACCAAAAATACGATCGTCCATTCCATCGCCGTCTTTATCAAAATTTTCTTGCGGACTGCTCGCTTCTCCTGTGCTGGTAGAAGTCGATGATTCACCCGTATCAGATGTTCCTGAATCTTGCGCGGCATCGGCCTTTTCTTTTGTGGTCGGTTGAGCCAAACTTCCAACAAACTTACGATCGGCATGTGTGAAATTAACATCATCCACATGAGCGGGTTCAGGAATACGACACATCCAATACTGAATTTGAGCAGGATTATCGGGTGAATCCTGAACTACCCACACTTGCTCGCCAGGCTTTACTGGAAAACATAGGTGGGGAGGAAAGAAGGGATAACATAGAACGCCAACATTACCAACAGTCTCGCCCTCGGGAAGCGACTCAGCGTTTTCCTCCGCGTCTCGCCGCTCATCTTCTGTTGGAGCCTCGGTCGCTTCGGGGGTCTTCTTATCTGCGCCACCCGTTATCACCCTCGCTATAATGGAGTTTCTTGGGGCCGTGGCCAGCATATCTGGGGCGCTGACTAGTGCCTTCATCTCTTCGAAGTCTTCTTCAGAAAAAACGCTTAAATCATATAAGACTTCAACGACGACTGCCCTGTTGAATATTTGCGTTGAGCTTGCAGTTGCGTTAGTGTCAGGCGTAGTCGAAGCAGTTGGATTAGCCTGGTCTGCAATTGCGTCTCTTCCGGATCCTCGTGCCATTATTCATCCTGGATTTTAGAGAATAATTCATCTGCATTTATCGATGCATGATCACTCTCTGATTTAGATATAAGGTCAGCTAGCTTCAAAAGTTGCTCATTTGACTTGCTCATTCTTTCAAGATATTTTGTCAGTGTGGTGCCTAATGTTGCGTGTTCAGTAGTTCCTTGGCTCATCGTTGTATACGCCTCGACAAACAATATATGAGCATTCTGTCTGTCTAATGAAGCATTTTCGTAAATTTCTTTCCAAAGTAGCTTTTTCTTATTATCGGCATGTTCAATTTTTTGAAGTACTTTATCGAACTCAGCGATTTTTTTATCTAGCTGCTTAAAATCTTTTACGGTTTCTTCTATCTTCTTTGTCATGGCGTTTCCTACAGAAGGTCTACAATTCTATCGTCATGGACGATCTCTTTATAGTGCTTTCTAATCTTTGACATCGATACCGACAGCTGCTTAGATGTTAGGCCTGAAATCTCACGAACGTAAACGTATATTGCACGCTTATTTAAGAAGTCTAAATTATCAATATTTTCGAAGACAGTCCTTATTGCTTTCGCGCATAACACTTCATTCGGCTTCTTGACACGAGAATCGATTTCATTGATAACATCCATTATCCTATCGCGCAATTCTTCTTTCTCTAAAATGTCTTGGGGAGATGGCGCGACCTTACTTTCAGCTATTTTCGCTTTATCTGCTGAATTTAAGATCGATAAATCAGACATAGAAACGTGACGATGATCATTCTTCTTTGCATTTCGACATCTTATTATTAGCCAATTCTTTGCCACTACGTTAAAATATGAAAAAGCCTTTGTTCCCCTGGCCGGATCCCACTTATGAATGGTTTCGTATAAAAAAGCAACACAATCACCCTTCATTGAAGCCATTGATTCATACGGAGAATTAAACCCATACACGAATATTAAGCTTTCAGATAACTGCTCAAATGCTGGCATTATATCTTTTCTGTAGATTATTTCCTTCTCAGACATATCATCAGAATTTTGGTACGCCTCAATAGAAGCTTGCGTATCTTTGTTAAAATACATGTTCCGCTTCTTACCGGGATTTCTTCTAATTTTTCTTCTAGCCACCGCTATTCCTCCTCATCGATGATCCCGTTAGTCAAAACATTCGCTATATTCAGTATGGCATCTCGTGATCTTTTTATATCCGTATGTACAGTTTTTATTTGTGGACTGTCATCGAATAAAGGAATTTCTAAGACTTCAGATATTGATGCATACCTCTCGTCTAAAATATCCAAAGACTCTTCTACAGCGTCCTCAACTTTCAAAATGGTAATACCAAATTTGTACGCATAAAATGAGAGCACAAAAGTGCTGAGGAACAGCAAGACGCAGACAACCGTTAGACTTATTTCAAGACCCGTCAATTAATCCCCCAAGCTTCTCATCATATATAGAAAAAATCTTTGTAAGATTAAAGTTTTCAGTAACGTGAGGAGCGGCTTGGGTAGCCCATTGAGTCGGGAGGTCGGAACCCTTTCGGAATTTCTTCAGCCTAGACTTAAAATGCGATTCACGTACCTCTGCCCACTTACATCCCTCGACGAATATACTTCCATCGATCTTATCGGGATGGACGGGTACAAGGTCATAGTCCAATGACAAAAATTTCACGTCTTTCAAAAAATCCAAATGACCAGACCAATTGGTTGCAATTATAGGAAGGCCGCACACAGCGGCGTCTAAAATAGGCAGCCCCCAGCCCTCGCCGCGGGTTGGAGCGACAAGAGCCTTGACACTCTCACTCTTATATAGCGATGTAATCTCACTTTCATCCATCAATCCATGGGCCAGATAAAATCTTGGATACGGACCTTGACGGACCTGTCCTACTACTTCTCTTAATATGTTCGTTGACTCTTCTCTATCTCTTACTGTCAGTCTTCCCATGTTCGTCTTGACTATAATACCCACATCTGGATCATTAGCAAATAATTCACATAACCATTTGATATTATAGAAAGTATTCTTTCTATCAGTTTCGGGAGAAGTTCCTGTAATCTGCCCAAATATAAGGAAATTAAAGCTCGTAGGAAGATCGGCTAACCCGTCTAACAATCTTTGGGAACCCGCAGTTTCCTCAAAATTGCAAGTAAAAGCTTCTGGAATAGCAGATATTTTATCTTCGCTTACTCCCCCTCGTACAAATAGGTCCTTTGTAAATGTACTTGGTACAACAACATGATCCATTCTATTACACGCAGCTATCCACTCAGGAGAGCATGTGGTTCCCTCAACACCCGCAGTGATACCAATATTTACCCTAGCTAGATTGGGGTCCCACTCATTGGGCAGCTGTATCTGTAATGAAAGGTCAACTGACAGCTGGGGATGGAACGGTGCGGTGCATTCCATCACCTTACCGATCATACCGTTTAATTTGTCAGGATCAATGTAGAAGGGCGTTATCCCCCAAGGTAGAACATGACAGTTAATATTCCAGCCCTTTGAATGAGCCCAAGAAAAAACTTGTCTTGCATGGACGCCATAACCACTAATGGAAAGTAATGGGCCTCTCATAATGACGTTCATATCATATCTCCCTTATCTCGAATCGGTTAACTGCTCGTTGGCCAGACTCCCAATCTTGTACTAAGTTCATTAAACTATCATGCCAGAGGTCTATAGTCTTTTGCATCGCAAATTCGGCCTGCACATATTCTCTTGCTTTATTTCCAAGACTGCTACGTTCGTCATCTGACATTGAGTATAATTTGTAGAATGCATCTGCTGTTTCTTCGATGGACACATAGTCTTCATAAATGTAGGGTACCTGCTGCGATCCGACTATACTTTTTGAGCGAATATCTAAAGCAATACCGTTTTCTGATCCGTCACGATGATCGACGACCTGTCTTGTTAGACCGCCCGTCTTACCAGCTATTATTGGTTTCCCAACCTTCATGGCTTCAAGAGTCGCCAAACCAAATCCTTCTGCAAAAGCTATATTGACGCAACAATCTGACACGTTATGCAAAATATTCATTTGATCAAACTCGATACGCTCCCTTGAAAAAGTAACCCTGTCAATGACACCTAATTTTTTCGCAACCTCAACAAGATTGGGCCCTTCCATATCAAATGGATCCGTATGCATGAGAAGCATAGCGCTGTTCTTGTCTTCTAATTTATCTAAAAATAATTTCCACGCCCAGATTACGTCTGCTGGGCGCTTTCGTTTTGCATTTCTATTAACCCAAAATGCAGTAAAGCAATCGCGATTTTCAAAACCTAATATTTTTTCTTTCCACATCTTCTTTTGATTCTCTGGAAGCGGAAAAAATATCTCATCAGGCAAAGCATGCGGAATGAAGTTAGTCCGCTCAGGGAACCGCTCATTTACAATCTCATATGTCAAATATGAATGACAATTAATCAAGTCAGTAGATCCGTAATACGCATCGTTAAAATCAGGTCGAGGGAAATTATCCCACACATGCCAGTACGCTATGGGACATAGCTGATGTATCTCATCCTCCATCTCCCATAACCACGTAAAAAATCGTGGGTCGGTAAAAATAAAAAGAATATCTGGTTTTTCTGTCGCTAGTGCCAAGCGTAAAACATTCGGATCACCAAATCCGTCAATCGGCTTAATAATAAAGTCAGGGTTAATCTGGACAGCGCTATAATCATTATGCTTTAAAGCTGCGCCAAATTGACGCACAGTCCAGCAGCCTTTCTTTATTAGACCCTCAATTAAAAATCGAGATTGACATCCGACGCCTGATGTACTCAAGGCATGGTCGGATAACATCAATATTTTATACTTCTTTTTTTCTAGCATCTAATCCTCGTCAGCGTGGATAATCATATTAAAGATCATCCTAAAGTATATCTGTTCAACCTGGACAATGGGTTGTGTTCTTAAATTCACAGAACCTACAAGACTCTCGATTCTTTAAGAATATTCCGCGACGTACGGTTTTTATCATACTACGAAGTATTGACAGCGCATTTTCTTCAGCTTTAGGACCAACCGAAACCGGGACGAGATCGCAAGTAGAGCCTGGCTTGGCACCCCTTTTTAATAGAACAAATCCACAGCGGACCTGCTTTATGTCCAGCTCATTCTTATCTTTCCAAAATGATTTATAAAGCGCTATTTGAGCCCACGTTAAAATGTCTCTTTTCTTGCTAGCGAACCAACCCTTATCACCAGCAGTCTTCCAATCAATAACGTAATAATATTCTTTGCCTCGAATTTCTACCTTTAGAATCGCATCAATGAAACCCTTAAAAAAGATGTCATAATTGGGGAAAAATTCATAAAGTTGCTCTTCTGCGGATACGACTTCATATTCACCAAATTGCTCTGTTAAAAATATGGGCAGCTCTTCTAATGAATTTGTAGCCCACTCGAGCCAGCTGTCTATATAATCATGCGCTTTTGGCTTCCATCCTTGAGATTTTCTGTGATCCGCTTGACCGCGGATCCATTCCTTAGAATCGAACCCATGTTTATCCCATTCACTCCGGATATTTTCCAGCACTGATGGGATGTCCATTTGACCTGTTTCAAGAAATTTTTCGATCCCATCATGCACAGCTGACCCATAGGAAAGATAGGGCGATGGCTCATCTACACCAACCTTATCGATATACAATAACCTGTGACGATGAGGACACTCTCTCCAACAGCGGACCTCAGAATAAGAAACGTGAGGCTTCCCGGTCGGAAAGGAAATTTGTTCTGGATCTGGAATATTCATCATGTATTACCCTTTAAACTTCATCTTACGGCCTGGCATCCATGCCTCAGGTTCAGGATCATGTCCCCGGACGCGGAGCTCTTGTAAAGATAGCTGAAAATCTTCAGCTTGCATTAAGGCTGCCAGACTCTTGAATTTGGTTTTGGGTTGCCACCCAAGCTTAACATTTGCCTTGGTCGGATCGCCCAGCAGTATAGGCACTTCCTGAGGTCGAAATAACCTGTTATCTATCTCGACGTTACCGTCTACTGGTAATCCGGCTGCTTCAAAAACAGTATCTAGCCACTCTTGTACAGAGTGAGTCTCCCCCGTAGCTATGACATAGTCATCTGGCGAATCTTGCTGAAGCATCAGCCACATTGCTTCTACATAATCACCAGCAAATCCCCAATCTCTTTTAGCGGAAAGATTTCCTAGAAACAATTTTTCCTGCAGGCCGAGCTTAATTCTGGCAGCCGCAAGTGTTATCTTTCGGGTCACGAAAGTCTTGCCCCTTCGTGGGGACTCATGGTTAAAAAGAATTCCACTAGAAATGTGCATATCATAAGACTCACGATAATTTCGGCACAGATTATGAGCAAAAACTTTTGCACAAGCGTAAGGGCTCGCAGGCATTAAAACAGTTTTCTCTGATTGAGGATACTCTGGATTGTCTCCAAACATTTCAGAAGATGAAGCCTGATAAACCTTTATGTCCTTATTGACAAACCTAATGGCTTCCAAAATTCTAAGAGTACCCATCGCGATTGTATCAACCGTCTCAAGGGGGACATCAAATGACACACGAACATGAGACTGCGCAGCTAGATTATAAAATTCTTCTGGTTCATATTCTTCTAAAAGCCGATATAGCGTAGTCGGATCATGTAAAGAATAATACTCTAGACAGAACATAGGGTTGTGATAAATGTGATCTAATCTGTCTGTTGATATTAAACTTGTTCGTCTTTTTAGACCAACAACCCTATACCCTTTCTCGAGTAATAGCTCTGCCAAATAGGATCCATCTTGACCTGTCACGCCCGTTACTAAAGCAGTCTTCATTCCATTCCTCTCACATTGGGATAATTCTCAACAAACCAATCGCAAGTTCTCTTCAGTCCGTCTTCAAAAGAAGTATAATAAGAACGATTCCATCCGGTTGATGCAAGTTTATCGTTATTACTCGGTTTTCTAAACTGGCCTGCTGGCTTCGATCTGTCCCATGACACATCACCATCATACTCAAGATTTTGACAGACTAATTCAACTACAGACGCAATGCTTCTTTCCTCGGTTATACCAATATTAACAGGATCAGCGTCATTGTACTCGTTTAACAAATGCAGCAAAATCTTTGAAAGATCTGGTGCAAATGTGAACTCTCTAAACGCTGAACCATCACTCCAGAAAGTTGGTGGAGTGCCAGTCTGTTTAGCTTCCAGAACCTTTCTCATTATAGCTGGAATTACATGCCCATTTTCTAGATCGAAATTATCATGAGGGCCGTACAGATTGTTTGGTACCGCACAGATGAAGTTACATCCATATTGCTGCCTTAGTGCCCTTGAGTGTACATCCAGCATCCTCTTTGCGTACGCATAACCGAAATTACTGGGGTGGGGAGGGCCGTTATGTATTTGATCTTCTGTCAGTGGATAATTTACTTTATCAGGATAAACGCAGGTAGACAAAAGAGACACAACCTTAGAAACACCAAACTTTTTTGATGCCTGTAAGACGTTTGTATTCATCCTAACATTGTCTGAAAAGAAATCAGCCACGAAATCGGTATTTCCTTTTACACCTCCCACTCTCGCAGCGAGGTGGACCACTGCATCAGGCGTATGGTTTGTCATCATGAGCCGGGTGTCACGCTGTGACCTCAAATCATATTGCTTAGAGCCTACAAGAATCAACTCATGCTCTGTATTTACATCCCTAAAACCTGAACCGACCATTCCTGTTCCGCCTGTAACAAGCACTTTCATATTTTCATAACCTCGTAATAATGACCAATTAAAAATTTATTCCCTTTGCTTAAGGAGGTCAATTTATGACTCGAATCATAACTCTCAGGTAGCATTACTCTAAAATCGAAACTTACCCTTGTCACACCGGTTTTATTCGGAAGGTTTCCATGAAGGCATTGATTTCCGTTGAACCTAACAACCTGTCCGGGATTTAGCTCCAGCTGTCGAAAATCCATCTTATTCGGCTCTGTCTCTGTTATCGTTGTATTACTTTCAAACATCTCTGTAAGAGCAAGAATAAAATTAATCTCCCCTGAAGGATGATTATAATCTCCGTCTCGGTGCCAACCACCAACAGCAACATTATTTGGTAAGTGAACCCTAAATGATGGCCACTTTTGGTATATTAACTCATCTTTTGCACCAACGATGGAGACTATCTCTTCTCTGATAAGGCTTTTATACGCTTCTAAAAATTCTGGCCAGCCGGCTCTCATCTTATCATAAAATACTCTATGGAATCTGGTGTCAGAATCTGAACCGGGTTTGCTAAAAAAATCATATTCTTTTTCTAGGTCTGTATGGAGATTTTCTAAATCTTCCCTCCCAAAAAGTTCTTGAAATAAAGACACAAATCCATATTTCTCTAAATCATAATCATAATACTTTTCCATGTATTTCCTCTACTAAATTTTTAATGTCTTCGATTCCATCACTGAGCGAAATCTCAGGCTCCCAATATTTTAATATTTCTTTTGAGGGGGGTATCGACATATCTTTCTGAACCTCGTCAAGTTTTTTTCCAGGAATAACTGGTACGTTACCAGCCAAAGATGAGATAAGATGAGCAATATCGATGATCTTCGTCCACTCAAAAGATGTGATATCAAGAAATCTAGAAGAAAATTCTTGGGGAGCTTGAGAAACCATATAAAGACAACGGCAGCAATCTGTCGCATGGAGAAACTGTCTTGTCTCTTCTCCGGTTGTCATCATTTCTATCTTCTTTTCAGTCAGGGCCTTTAAGACAAAGTCAGTAATAACATGAGCTTTTTCTAAATCTCTTTCAGGACCGTACACGTTCCAAAAACGCGTGATTGTACCACCAAGATCCAATGTCATTTGTTCGCCGATGTACTTAAGATTTCCATAAGATGAGTGTTTCATATCAGCCATTTGACTTGAGGCGAACAGAAATGGTTTCGAATGACGTTCTAAAGCAGAAAATGTATTACACATTAACTGCATATTGTTTTTCATGAACCAAGCCTTACTTTGGTTCTTCTCAAGATATCTAGCGCCACCAACATCATAGGCTAAAAAATACACAAAGTCTGCAGACTTGACTCGTTCATCCAGCAATGCGTTATCATGAATACGCAAATCTTCGTGCGAAGAATCTACAATATCAAATGTAATAACTTCTTCATCCTGACTGGAGAGAAATCTACATAACGCTTCTCCAATCTGTCCTGCTGACCCTAAAACTAAGTGCTTCATGTTAAAAGCTCCTTAACCCAGGTGATCGCATCAGTTGTAGGAGACCACTCCAACAAAGAGCATATCTTAGTAATATCTGCCTGAGTATTTTTTGCATCTCCAGAGCGTTCGGGAAGATAAACGAAATCATCAGATATTAGTTCTGCTAATTTCAACACGCTTACCATCGAACCATGTCCAACGTTCAATACATCTCCCTCAAAATTATCATTTGCGAAAGCAGCTTGAACATTAGCATCCACAACGTCTTCTACGTAAACAAAGTCGCGGCGTTGGTGACCATCACCTACGATCGTTAATGATTCGCCATTCCGGCGTTGCCGTAAAAATATAGCGATTACAGGGGCGTATTGTCCCTTCTCGGGCATCCTCTCGCCGAAGACATTAAAATACCTTAGGCAAACAGTGTCAAGGCCGAAAACACTAGAATAGTGGTTACAAAGGGCTTCGCCCTGAAGCTTACTTAACGCATACGGATTGAGACAATCTGGAATGCTTTCTTCGTGATGTGGAATAGCTTGATCACCGTATACTGAGGATGATGAGGAAAATATTACACGCCTAACGTTATGTAGACGAGAAAGCTCTAAAACATTTAACAGCCCAGAATAGTTTTCCAGTAGCGTCGGCGGTGGGTTTTTCATAGCAGGAACAATCTTAGTTTTTGCCGCTAGGTGAAAAACAAAATCAAAATCGTGGTCTAAGAATACCTGCGAAAGTGCGTCGAAATTAGTAACATCGATCTTGTAGTTTAGCGCTTCTTTTTTCCAGTGGAATGTGTCAGAAGCCTGACCTGTTTCATTGTCTATAACAGTTACACTGTGACCTTCATCAAGTAACTTTTCAACGATGTGACTTCCAATAAACCCAGCACCACCCGTAACTAATAATTTCATAATCTCTCCTCAGTCATTGTAACCAAAATATACAGCTCATAAACGAATAGCCATCGACCCATCATTGTCTACATTTACTTTAATAGCTCCCTTTGGAATTTTCATTTTTTTATCATTGGGCTTGAAGAATAAGAAAAATCCGCCATTACCCGCACCGCATAACTTATGACATAGCACATCAGGTTGGGCGCTTAAGTCCTCATCAATTGATTTTACTTTCTCATTCTCAAGAATTTTAGAAGATCCCGCCTTCTTTCTTTCCCAACCCTCCTTCATAATTTTTGAAAAATCAAGCAAATTTTCATCTCTTATTGCTGTCTCTAGATCATCAACTAAAAATAGAAGACTATCATCAGCAGGGACCTTTATCGTCTTTAAGACCTGGGTGGAAGAGCGGTTAACCCCTGTGGGTAAGAGGTATATGCCGACGTTATCAAAAATGCTTGTCTTAAGATTTCGAAATTTCGGAGGGGTAGTATCATAAAAATCAAACCGCTTTAAGCCGGGTAAGCCGCACCCAAACGTATCCTGCCACCCTAACAATGGATTAAATTTTCGTTCCAAAATCATGGCTTCATGGCAAATCTCATATCGTGAAGCGGGTTTATTCTGAAGCATTCGAATCGCGGACACCAATGAAATCATATAGGATGATGAAGATGCCAAACCTGAGCCGGAAGAATACACATCAGTCGTCAACATTGTTGTACAGGGTGTCACTCCGAAATTAGAAAAAGCTTCTCGGACGACGTCATTTTTGATTTTGTAAATATCGTCTACTTCTTCACGTCTAGAATAGCCTACAATATAACGATTCTGGAGCGCATTAAAGCCTCCGATATCTTTTGAGAGAGTAACGTACGTGTAGAGATTAACAGAAAAGTTGACTGCAGCACCTCGGCCGTGCACAGCAATATAAGATGAAAGATCGGAAGACCCTCCAACAAGCCCAATTCGTAATGGGCATTTTGCTATTATCATCTAACCTCACACTAAGTAATTGTATTATATAGCTCAACATACGAATCTACAACTGATGTTAAAGAATATTCTTCATCATAACGCTGTCTAGCGAGAATAGAAAGCTTCTCTCGTGTATCACGATCGCAAAGTAATGAAATCTTTGCAGAATAATCTTCAGGAGTCTTGCAAATAAAGCCCGAATTACCTATTTGGATCTCATGACCCATAGAGGGTGCAGGGTGTCCGATGATGGGTAACCCATGAAACATCGCTTCCATCAGAGCTGTTGAGCATTGCTCTCCATCTTTTCTAGCATGAGTATAAAAGTCTAGCGTGTTCAAAAACTTATGGATATATTCCACATCTCCGGTTGGGGGAAGAAACGTAACACGAGATGACGGAATATTCAGATGCACAGCATGTTGCCTGTATATGTCAGACCCACCAAGAACAAGCAGGTGCAACTTAGGGTCTCTTGTTAGCGCGTATGAAGCAATTAGCCAGGGCGAGAAAATACCATCATCAGGTCGCTGGTGCATCCCGGCGATTGTTGTGTCCTCATCGAAACCGAGCTCACTTCTTAAATTCTCTAAAACTATGGGCATCTCTATTGCATTTGGGATTACCATACAGTTTTCTTTTATACCCCCAATCTTAACCCAAATATCTCTTTGCTCAGGGGACACGAGCACTGTTTTTGCTACATTCGGTTTGTTTTCAACATGCCCGGGCAAATGAAGAGAGTCCACAATCGTTGTTTTATTTATTAGTGTGAAAGGATATTCTGGGTGGCCGGATCTCCCGGTTTGGATTATATCAAAATCTTCCTCATTGAAAATATCCCAAAAATTAGTGTCCACCCAATCGTGTGTACCAACGGTAACGTCCTTAAACCCCACAGAGAACTTTACTAATTTCACATTAGACTTTTCCATGTAAGCTTGGCGAAATGGGTCCGTATCGATATGTTTGAAATCACTTCCGATATAGGGCGCTGCATCGCAATAAAAATATGTCACATCAAATTGTGCTGCAGGTAAATTTGCTGCTAACGTTTGTAGGTGCTTCTCTGTTCCCCCGCAGGCTAAACCCCCGAACTTAATAAAGGCGATCTTCTTTTTTGTCATCTTGGCTCTTTTCCTGTTTCGCTTATGTATCTTTCTGCCAGCTGTGGTATGTGCCAGATGTCCAAGTCTCTAAAGTATTCTGCGCCATAATCATCAAAATACTTCATTAATCCCGGGAGCAAATCTTTTCTCATAAACCACTTCTCATCCCATGTAGGGTCGTAATTTGGCACCTCCGGAACTGGTACATTTGCATACCACTCTTGAGGCATTTCTGCTATTCCGACGTTGTTCGTAAGTAGAGTTATAGAATACTTGCCGCGAATTGATGTCGCATGACCTGGCTTCTGGACAAGTTCGCCGCATTGACACCAGGCTTGCTTAAGTAAAAAATTATTGAGGGTAGCAAATTGGTAATGCATGACTGCGCCCTGCTGCGTTGGTAGTCGGACCCATGTTCCTTCATTCGTTCCCAGGGTTCGGCCTTCTGCCATATAGTTGTAATCATACGTCAACGCAGGATCATCACAAACAACAAAGTCTTTCCAGTTATTGCTCCAAACAGTTGCATCATGACGAAAGTGAGTATAGCTTTGCCACAAAGCCAGCCAGTGCATCGCTAATTTCTGACCTGGTTGTAGCTGAGATATAAGGTTTCTTGCGACGGGCACAAAATTAGTCGTGAAGGTCTCATCCGCATCTAGACACAAAAAATGTGTACCTCCAGCTTCTCTAGCATACCGAAAAAGATGGCTTCGAATTAAGCCACAGGGCCAACCTCCTTTTAACTGCTCCGTGTCATCATAGCCCTTTATCGTTGCGCCGGCTTCTTCTAGTATTTTCTTACTATTATCTGTTGAGCCGTCATCAATAACAATTAGCTCGTCAACAATCGGCATGACATTAGAGAGAAATGTGGGTAAAATCCATTCTTCATTTTTGACAGGTAATATTCCTACAATCTTCATTTTTCTCTCCGATACACAAACGCTGCAAAGCCGGAGGGGTTATGACAGAAATCAGTCAAATCATATTTCTCCCCTTCCCACTCTTCAAAAAATCGATACTTGTCTCTATGATAAGCCTTGTTAGGATGATCGAAATTATTTTGAATATCGTCAACAAGAATAATTGCTTCATCACAAAGAAATCTCTCAAATACTTTCACTTCAGCTGAAAGCTGTTCATACGTGTGAAGAGTATCGCAAAATAAAAGACTTATTTTTCCGTACCGATCGCAAATCCATTCAGCAAACTTTTGTGCATTTTCTCCTAAGACGTCTTCAATTGTCGGCCAGAAGATATTTTTTAATTCTAGCGCCTTATCTGCATTGACAAATCTCAAGTCTGCCACAATGTCGTACGTCACAAAAACGTGCGAAGGCTTTAGTGAATCTAAAATTGCTATAGTTGAAAGACCCTCTCGATTTCCTAATTCAAAAATTGTTGTATTAGCAGGGAGATTGGAGACAAGATTATGGAGTAATGCAAAATAGCCATGACACTTCTGGGCTGGCTCACCAGGAGACTGTACGATCGGTTCATTATTCATGTACACTGAAAACTCAGGATCTTTATTAACAAGCTCAGGCCATTCATGATCATTCCATTCAACATGGGGATTTTCTCTAGTCTCTTCTATCACTTTCTGAAGCACTTCACTTAGCATTATATTTTCCTGTTGTTCTTTTTCCTAAAATCCAAAAATTCGGTTATTGTAGTTGAAACGTCTGTTTTATTTTCATACCAAATCAGATTATCAATATCATATTTCTGTCTTGCTTCTTCTAAAAATCTGGGATCAATTTTATCATATATCCCGTAACGAAGCTCTATGACTGTTCGCTCGAGAGGTTGTTTTGTATCCGGTCGGGTACTGGCGCCTTTGCCCTCATCAAGATATGCACCCAAAATTTCATTAATGCCCATTGTCTTCATTGTAGCACAAAGACGAACTGATAGATCAAAATCGGCGCCTGAAACAAGTTGTTCATCGAACATTCCGCACACGTCTTTTAGACTTCTTCTCCACATTAGAAATGGTCCTGTCACCATTCCTCTAGTCAGCTCTGGGTGGGGTGTACAATATTGAGAATGATCTACTAGTCTTCCAGTACCAGAACCAAATGTATTAACAACAACAAAATTTCCATGAACGACACCGTAGTCTGGATTTTCATCCAAAAATGTTGCCTGCAGTTCTAATGAGTTTGGGACCCGCAAATCATCAATATTCCAAATCGCGACATAGTCTCCAGACGCAGCAGACCAGCAATCATTCATAGATCTACCAATATTATCAACGTGATCTTTCACAACATGCTTCACAACACCAGGATATTCTTCCTGAAATTTCTGAACCATTTCGATCTCCCACTTTTCGGGAGCATTATGGTCTAAGACAATTTCGATATCATCTAGCATTGTCTGAGATGCTACATTGTTCAAAAATCCAGCGAGATATTTTCCACCTTTATAACACGGCGTTATTGAGCTAACTTTTTTACTCATCTGTACTCTCCAGAATATCTACGAATTTCTTTGCACAATCCTCCAATCCAAGATTGCTAGTCACGTAATCACGAGGTGCAAAATTTTCTAAATTCTCTAAAAATTCTGAAAACTTCTCTAGTTTTTCTTCTAGTGTAGCAGACTGTGAAACCTTTACGCCACACGTTTCATCGAAATACGGGACAGCTGTTGCTGGACATGATACACCATCGCTACGATCATCCCACACTTCTTTCTCAAAGACAAAACATGGTAAATTCGCTGATAGCACCTGCAGATACGCGATACCCTGACTTTCTGTTCTTGTAACTAGAATGCAAAATTTGCATTGCTCTGCTGCTTGTCGAAGAGCATCCTCATGATATTTCCCATACTCCAATATCCCAAATGACAGCCCAGCCTTAATACACATCTCAGCAGCTTGATCAAGATACTGCTTAGGGGCAGCCTTGTAGTAAATCAAGCAATCGCCCTTTTTTTGCTCGGGCAAAGCCGGAGTCCAGTCTTCAGTATCAATTCCCACTGGCCAGATGTGGATATTTTTATCTTTCATAAAATCAAATGTTTCATAAAAGGTCTTGACCCATTGAGATGGTACAATTATATCACTATACTTGGCAGCTGTGGCTTCTTCAGGAATTTCCCAGATATTCGGTCCAATAACGCAAATAGAATTACTATCCACCCCAGACTTTTCCCAAGGCGAAGGATGTGAAAGACTAACTGTATAGTCACACTCTTCTTCAATACGAACCGGGTAATTTGCAACTTCAATATCTAGGGCCTCAAGACCTTTTCTAAGGTTCTTGTACACCATTCCTGGACCACGAGCTGATCGCTGTGATGCTAATAATTTAATCTTCATGATCCACCTTCATGTTATCTGTAGAATTAACTGGGGTGCCATCTCCCTTTGGGTATTGTCTATCAAATTTTCTTAAAAATCCAATTAAACCCCAACTTGTGGGCATCTTTTCAACATCATCACAGCTCACGTACATCGCATCTGTTATGGCTTTTGCGATAGTCTGACGTGCCGTCACAATGCTGTCTGTCTGTATACTTTCTGTGGTAACGCCACCGTCTTGCTTCTTTTGATCTTTCACACGAGAATTTGCAGCATTACCATGTATTCTATAATGTAACAGCACATTAGGAAGATTGACCATGATCATACCGCTGTGACGACAGCGTTGCCAGAAATCGTAATCCTCTATGACAAAGTGTGAAGTATTAAAAAACCCCACACCTCTTAAGTGCACATTCTTCTTATAAACAACTGAGGGAAACGGGAGCGGATTCTTTCCTCTCGAATAACACTCATATATCTCATCATGTGAACAAGGATTTCGAGGTGCTGCACACTCAAGCGTACCGAAATAATCTAACTGGGTACCGATTATGTCAACTGCGGGATTTTGTGAAATAAAATTATATTGTGTCTGGAGCTTTTCTGGAAGCCACTTATCATCTGCATCGATTGGAGCTAACCATTGATGCTTTGAAAAACATACACCAAAATTCAAGGCGTTTGCTTTATTAGCTAAATGTAATTTATGTACTACAAATCTATCATCGTCGGCGGTCATTTCCGTTGCAATATCAGCAGAGCTATCTGTACACCCGTTACATAAGATGAGGCACTCAAATTCTTTAAATGTTTGATCCATAACAGACTGAATTGCTTCTCCAAGCCATCGCTCCCCATTATAGACTGGTAATAAAACGCTAAACATCTCTTATCCCCATACATCTCATCCAATCTTCAACGTTTACAGCTTTATCATCTATCAATAAATCATAATGGGGTTTACGGTTCATGATTAATTCATGATAATTTACACCCCACCCCTTTAGCTGATTCGTTGTCAGATCGGTGTGGTCAATCCCAGAATTACATCCTCTTGCAGTAAAAAATTTTATCGTGTGGCCCTGCTCATACAAATCGTTAATCTTAGAAATCATTCCAGCAAAAGGTTTCGCATTCTTATACTGGCTATTTTTTTCCAATGTACAAATTGTACCATCAATGTCAAAACAATAAATCATAAAAACTCCTCACACTGGTGTATGTAGAAAAACCTGATGAACACATTCAACCACACCGTAAGACCTTGAATTCACATGCATGTCTATTTCTGCAGCTGTAGCATAATTCGATCTAAGCTCATTAAAATCGTCAAACCCTGTTAAAATAATGAAAGGGATATTTTCTGCTACACAATGTTTTGCGCAATTTAAGATATTCTTAGAATTCCCCGAAGAAGATACTAAAACGACTAGTGTATCAATAGTCTCAAAATCTGCAATGAATCGTTCATACGCATTCTCCATCCCAAAATCGTTGATATAACACGTTAAACGAGAAGCATCAGAAAATGCAAATGCGCGTTTCCCGAGCATCTTTGTATAGTCTTGCGCAATGTGAGAACAGATTGCATTACTCCCGCCATTTCCAATCATAATAATGTCAGTGTATTTTCCAACCAACGACTTTAACTCAGCAACATCGCTTGGATCTATCTCATTGATTGCTTGAACGACTTCGCTTAAATTCATTCTTTCTCCGCCAACGCTTCTTCAATAGAATTATAAGCGTCTATCTTCGCATCTACAAGCTGCTTGTGATATGATTGTTTTCTTGAGCTATTAAAATTTGAATTATCGTGCAATCGATGAGAAACTAATACATCCTCTAAATTAGCGAACTTAAGTCCAGCAAAAGCGCATCTTGACCAGAGGTCATAATCCTCTACTGCACAGAGAGGATCATAAAATCCAACGTGCACATCATGTAGAGATTTTTTATACATTACGCTGCTGTTACATACAGGATTTTCTTTACGCTTAAAAATCGACTCACAAATTCCATCATGATGTAAGGGTAGAAATGGCGCTTCTTTGAATTGCGCACCAGCATCATTAACATATCTCATCTGAGTACCGATAACATCATATTCCGGAAATCGATCCATGAACAGAGCTTGCTTTTCTAATTTCTCTGAATCCCACGTATCATCAGCATCACAAATTGCGATCCATGCTCCCGTCGCCCGGGAGAGACCGTAATTTAAAGCAAGACTTTTTCCAGCATGGGGAAATTCTAATTCACAAATTCTATCATCGTTATTTGCAAAATCTCTAACTACAGAAGTACTGTCATCTGAAGAACCATTGTCTACACACAATAACTCAAAATTGCTATAAGTCTGTGCTAGCACCGCTTCCAATGTTTGAAAAATATACTTCTCTGCATTCCTGTATGGGATTATTACACTTACCAGATTATTCATGAACGAACCTCATCATGATTTTTGTCTAGCGCAACGATTCTAGCAGGATACCCGACTTCACGAGGGTTGTTATATTCTGCGAAGCAATATGACGGTGTCATTATCTTAAGATTCTGTAGGTTCTCTGGACGAGTGACATATTCATTAAGATGAGATTCATCATGCCACACTGCAATAATTCCACGAGAATAATCATCATCGATGTTGGCTGATATCTCTTTTGACATCTTTACAAATGCTTCATATGCGCCGCCGTTGAATCCACCAGCGACGTAATAGGGACGATAGCGACTTGGATCAACATACGCTTTTGATTCTGGACGATCTTCTGGGGTACCTAATGGGTGCTGTGGTGTTCGGTATAAATAAAATCCTGGATGAGCTGTTGCCGTTAGCCCAACTCTCTCTTCTGGAATCACCTCTGGTCCCACATCGGAAACGACGAGCATATCAGCGTCCGAGTAAAATAAGAAGTCAGGCTTTTCTGTAAGTCGATCGTCTAAAGTAGAAAAATGCTTGTACCTATAAAGCGTATCTCCCGGGAATCCTTGTCTCTCAATATGGAAATATTGATGAGATAATCTAGTGGAAGGGACCAAAGCTTTCGCGGCTTCGATATCATCAGTGAATAGATAACATGTAATTTTATTCTCAACTAAAAAATTCTTGTTGATGGAAGCGTAAAGATTGGGAAGAAATTTTATATATTTCCCAGTCGCAATCGTCAATATTCCTATGTGGTAATCTTTCATTTTCGTTCTCTAAAGGGAAGTTCTGCAACGAAATGAGCACCATTCGGAATTAGTCTAGCCAATTTATCAATATCAATCTCTAGACCTTCATTCCACTTAGCCAATAATTCTTCAGTTGTAACATTCCCGCTCCTATTTTGAAATGCATCCTGTACGCGATTTAACGGATTGTTGAATAAACAAGACTCTACATTACAGATAGTAAGATTCGGCACCGCGAAATAATGCGGAATCTTTTGCATCTCTGCCTCAAAAGAATTCGGGGTTGTAAACTCTAAGTGTCTGATATAATTCAGTATTTGCTTTGCTCGAAAGATGTGACCATCTACCGAAAAGGGATATCCCCAATCGTGCATGCCCGCTCGCCAAGGCCATAAGAAAAATCCTTGCTGAACCTGCCCATCTGGAATTTTCTGCCAGGAGCTGACTGGATAACAATGATTCAGATGAAGACCGAGACGTAATGATATCGTTAAAACGTCAGGATTACTTTCAAGAATGCTATCACAAAGATGCATGTCAACAGGTCGCCGAAATACAATGTCGTCTACCAAGAAAAAGCAATTATTCGCCGAGGCCTCCAAGAATGAACAAACTTGATGCTTGAAATTATCATCTTCTATAAACTTACATTCCTGAAATTGCTCTTTCACCTCGGCTAGCGCAGGGTTATACTCTTCATCATAACGATGAAGAATAGTGATATCTCCATGCGGGTGCACAAATGACTTCACAGACCGTAACAAAGCTTGAAGCTGTAATGGTCGATTTCTAGAAAAAATGCAAATGTTGACAGTCGATTCAGATCCACTCACTTCCTTATTCCTCCAGCGAGCTCTAAAATACGATTGCACCTATTGACATACGTGTGCTCTTTCTTTATAAATTGTAAAAGCTCATTTTCTTTTTCAAAATCCCTGTTTTGAAGATACTCATGATTCTTTATCGCCAACTTTGCACAGTCTTCTTCAAAATATTCTGAACCACAAAGCTCCTCAACAACAGGACTGTTAGAGAATGTCGGTTGACCGTACGAGATATTCTTGAATAATCTACATGGAACGTACATGTTCTCTTTTTGCCATCCCGCAACAATCGCTGGAGCTTGATTTGATCCACGAACTAGCTTAATCATTCCATCTCTATCGACACCCCTATGAGCGTGAACAGGAATATTATAGCTTACAGCAAGCTGTTGTGCGTATTCTTGGACTTGTCGAAAATTCCCTTGCTCACCATCTGTAATCGATCCCACCCAATTAACAACTCTGTTAACTTCTGGTGCAGGAACTGGATCATAAATCATTTCTTCTGGTAACAAATCGGTTGCCCAGGGTTGATACAGGCATTTCTCGCTCTCTTGCCAATACGTGAATGTTGATAACTTTTGAGCTTTTCTTTCTGGTAGTAACGTATCCTTAGTATAAACTTGCAGATTCATGAAATTATCACCTTGCCTAAAGCGGTAATCATCAACATTATGAAGAACGTAAAAACAGTTTTCATTTACGCTTAATGTTTGACAATCAACACCACAAACAATCACCAGAGAATTATCTAAAAATGAATTATCAATTTTCTCTTGTGTCTTATCAACCCACACGGTATCGTAGCCCATAGACGTAAAAGCCTTAAAAAAACAATCATGAATATAACTGTGCGTATGAGAATGGAGGGGTAACCCCCATATGATAACCTTTTTGAAATCTTTATTTGTCATTATTCTTCTCCATCATCTGATCGACTTGCCACTCTGCAAGTACCGGAGGTCTTTCACCCTTAACATACCCTAGCACCTTATAAAGATGATAGTACATATCTGAAATCAAGATAGCTAGATTCGGATCATAGTCATCCCGTATCGTCTGAGTATAGTCAATCAGCACTTCATCTATATTCGCAAATTTTGCAAATGGAATCATTCTACACCACAATTCAAGATCTTCTGTTAGATGCCAAATATCGACGTACCCACCAACTTTCAGAATAACAGCTCTTTTGAAAACGACTGAAGGATGACATATCGGATTTTGGCCGATTAACAAAGCCATCTTCATTGCTTGATCATGTACAGCGTACGTTACTGCTGATCCAAAAGTACCAAGTTCTTCAACTCTTCCATCGGTATCCAACAACCTAATTTGAGTACCCAATACATCAACATCTGGATTTTCTTCAAAATACTTCATCTGCTTTTCTAGCTTATCCGGGTACCAATAATCATCATCATCTTGACGAGCTATAAATTCGCTATCCGAATTTGCAATACCAAAATTTAAAGCAGCGACCAATCCCTGCACTTCACATTTCACAACTCTTAGATTCACAGAATCCTTGAATTGCATTGCAACCTCAACGGTCAAGTCAGTGCAATTATTGTCTACTAATACTGTTTCAAAGTCTCGATATGTTTGCTTCGCTAGCGACGTCAACGCACGCGATATTTTTTTCTCTCCGTTATGAACCGGAAGAATAATGGAGACTTTGGGCATTTTTATTCCTCATTTAATTTTTGCAGACTTTTCTCGTATGCTATAAATGTAGAAGGATGCTCTCGTTGTACAGAAATATGGGGGACTTTTTGCGTAAAATCAACCTTGTTATGAAAAATCCACCCGCCTAATTCTGTGGCTAGTTTTGTCGACATCTTATCGACATCGTCATCTGTTACATCAACCCATGGTTTATCAAACATGACGTTATTTTCAGCTGTGTCTTCTGTATCAAAACGATACATACTCTTCCAAAACTTACCCCAATGTAATTTATACTGACCTATTTTATTCGCGATGTTATACCACGAATAGTGATGCACACCTGGGAGAGAATCAATTACATTATTAAACCATGTTTCATAAGTCTTTCGAGCTTCTTCATTACCACCCAGACCTGCTAGTCTGATATTATGAATTTGTTCATCATAAAATCCAGCATGAGGAATTAATTCACCAGACTCTCTATCGATATAATCACAGCTATCTGTTCCCATCGACGCGTATTCATACCCTTCATCATCAACATTACGAAGCGCTGCGGGTATGCCCTGAGTTATATGCGGAAGATTCCTACTCAATCTCCACTTCCAGGGATTTATATCCATCCTCACCTTCTCCGTGGACCCCCAATACTCAATCACGGGAAGTGACACTAGATTTGTATAGCGTGGGAACCCTCTTAAGAGATTATGAACCTTCGCATAATCATGTTCATGAACCACTTCATCTGCATCCATCTGCCAACAATATTCTGATGTGCACAAATCTCTTGCAGCAGCCTTTAGCATACCGTCTGATTCATATGCAAAGCTTGGGCTAGCCTCATCAACAGAAATCTGCTCGATCTTTAATCTCTCTTCTTCTTCTGCCCATGTTTGTAATTTTTCCCAGGTACCGTCTGTAGAACCGCCATCTACAACGACAACCTCATGACAGAAGCCTAACATAGATTGCACAGTTGCCATCCAGGGGTATTTCATATCAATCGCATTTCTTACTGTCGTGTAGCCACTGAGCGATGGAACATAACTTGCGACTGATTTTATGGCAGTCCAAAACCGTTCACGAGCTGCATAAAGATATGACATCATATCTAGCTCATCACCAGTAAACCACTCTTCATTCTTATGCTGTACATTTTCATTAAGAACAATATCACACCCAACTGCTCTGGCTTCAATCACCATCCTCGGGCATGTATCTCCCCCTCGAGGCAGATAAACAAACCCTTCTGATACGGCTAGCTTCGCTAGTAACTGATCATGTGGTATACCCCAGACGACTTCATGTTCTAAATTATTTTTTTCACAATAAGCTATGGCATCCTCAGCACCCTTAATCCAAGAATCCGAACCCAAGACGATCCAGCCCTTGCGCTCTGGTGGGTTCTCTCTAGCAACTTCAGCTAATGCACCGACCATGCGAAAGAAATTTTCACCGAATACGCTACTTAGCACGCATCTTGCATTATCTGCTAGAAACGGAAATCTTTCCAGGTATCTTTTTTCTTGCTCTTCGCTCATCCACCAAATCGATTTTGAGCCATGAAAGAAAGCTGATATCATTTTTCCATGTAACTGCTCGGAACAATCGCAAGGAGAACCGGTCTCATGTTCATGCTTCTCTATCGATCGATACTGACAAAACTTATAATCGTATTCAAGTATAGAATAAGAGAGGTTACCAATAATGCTGGCAATCAAATCGGGTTTTAATCCAGCAATATTTCCAAAAACCCAATGCTTGTCCATACCACCCTTAAGATGGTTCATAGCTATGTGATGAGAGTGAAGCTTCTGAACTTTCAGATCTGTTGCTGATTGTATCAAAGCTTCAGTGGTCATTTCTGCACCACCTGCATAATCTTCTATAAAGAAATCTGCAACAAAAATAATATCCGCATCCGGATCTACAACCGGTATCTGCGGAGTCTCAAAGGGACTAGTAAACATCAAACACTCCTGCTGATGAATAATAAGCCCTCTTGATTGACTGTAAAGATAGAAAAATCAGATTTTTTCAACTTTTTTTGGTGTACAAATTTTACAGCTGCTGTATATTAATTCTGAATTCAGCTTCCCAGTAATCCAGTATATCTGTTTTCTTTAGTAAATTTTCTAATTAATTAATTAATTGAATTAGCTGTTTTCTAGATCCTGTATTCTAGCATGTAGGTCTTGTATGATTTTTACAAGGTAAGCTGTCGTTGCAGCATCATCCCATGCTATTGGTACCTTGTTTTCGCTTAGTAATACTTTCGCTTTTGTAGGCTCACCGTCTTCCTCACGTACTGCATCGATTAGTTTTACATACCCATCTTCATCATAGTCCCAATCAGGCCCCAGGGCAGCTGATCCTGGATGAGCTGTGGCAATTTCTTCAGCGATAAATCCAACAACATTTTTATTCCCACCTTGCGCGGCTTTGAAGTCGAATATTCTTGGTTGCATTGCTAATAATGGTGCGTAGTCAAGCGGCAGATCCCTAATGTTTTCTTTCACTTTCTCTGTACTTGTCCAATACGATATTTCACCAGTGCCGGTATCATACCGTGCGTAATTTGTACCACCATTACTGCTTAAACTCTGCGCGTAGAAGTGTCCATCATCATGAACCTCAAATCCGTATGACGTCGCGCTAGTTAAAGATACTCGAAAATGACCGTTACTGTTAATGTCCAATAACATGCTACCTTGACATTCAAGCTCTAGAGTACTATCACAGTCTATTCTGGCAGCACCAAAGAAATCGATTTCCGGAGTCGAATCGACATTGAATGTAAGTCGTGTCGTTGACCCGTCTGTCATCACGATCTGATCACCATCAGCGGCAAGAATAATATCTCCAACAGCATCAAGAGTTATGTCACCCACCCCTGCAAATGTCGGTGCTGTAACTTTCGAGAATATCTTTTCTGCCCATGTACCGTAAGTTATGGTACCGAGATCGTCGATGGAAGCAAGCCATCCTTCTTGATCTCCGCCAATTGGAATAGTCCATGAGGTTATTCTTTCTTCGGTCACAGTCGGTCCACTAAGAGCAGTGACCCAACATCCAACATTTGTTGTCGTAGTCTTAATCCAAAGCTCTGCTGTGTTGTTTGTCCAAGTACATGCAAGGTCGGTTGTTGGATCCCATGGTTGATCAGCTGACGTCGGCCCATCCAGACCACGAGAAAGTGGTTCTGCAGTAAGAATCATGTTAGTAGCAGAATTATCGGCCACCTTTGCGAAAATTATGTAGGTCGAAGATTTGACGTAGGTGGACGTCATCGCCCCACCCAGATTAACAATAAAAGTACCTTCAGCGCATTTGCTCGTTGGTGTTGCCTGTGCAAATTTACACCATTCGTTATCACCAGCGCTGGCATTGTCGCTAACCAGTATGCCACCGGCGTTGGTGTTACCCACAGCATATGATGTGTATCCGCCATCGGCGATTGTTATAGCATCGTCACCGTCTGTATACGATATCTGTGCTGTTTGAACTTCTCCTTCGACGTAAAGATTACCGTCTCCAGGATCTGTAGAGGTTGTGCCAACTCTCAGCGCATCGATTCGAGCGTAGTCATTAACGAATAAGTCACCGGTAATTTCGACGGATCCGTCGGAATCGATTGTCATTCGTTCAGTCTGTGATGTAGCTCCGTTTGCCACTGTGTAGAATGACAATCTTCCTGGTTGGGATGAACTATCCGTCCATGTGCCGGTACCTACCTGTCCTTCGATGACTGCGGCTTGAAAATATGTGTTGTCATTTGTTTCGGTACCATTGAAATATATTTCACCCAGCTTGTCACCAGCCTGTAACACCGCGTCGTCGTATCTGCTAAAGTGGATCTCTGCAGCATCACCTGTTGTTGCGTCGGTCGACTCAAGGTGAATCTCTGGATGGAATGATGTGGTCGCGCTGCGGAAAGTTGTTGTAGGGACGGTGATTATACCGAGATCGTTAATATTTCCAGTACCGTCAGACCCGATGAATGTATTACTACCGGAATCCTTAATATCATTACCTCCGACGGTTAGGTCGCCGGCAATAGTGACATTATCACTGGTGTCCATAGTAATGGTGTTGCCACCGTCAGAAGCTTTGATTATATTTCCACCAACTTGAAGCGTTCCTGAGAGAGTAGTTTTGAGAGATGAGTCAATCGTAATCGCAGTTGCGCCAAAATCATCATACCCTGTGTCTAAACCGATCTTAAAAGATGTATCAGAATAATCAACCCCAAGTTGACCTACTCTTCCAGCATTTCCCAGTTTGATGATCGTATCATTTGTGGCACCTCTGTTCCCCATGTTTAGAGATACGTGTGTGCCGGCACCCGCGGGGGAGATTGTCAGTCCCTTATTCAGGTTACCTGAACCGTCCATCTTGATGACAATATTATCACCAGCATCCCTTATCTGATTACCGCCGAGTTGCATGTATCCTTGACCGAGTAGCAAATTACCGCCCTGCGAAATCACCATCTGTTTCTGCGGTTCGGAGTCCCCACTCCATCGTGTGAAGAATTGAAGTTCAGCGGGAGATTCATTAGATCCACCGTGAGCTAGCGTTGCAACTGCCTGAATGAATGCGGCTGTTCGATCATTGTCTGTTGAATTCCCGCTATCGGAACTCCACCAAGTTATTCTACCTAATTCAGCCCCATCTGCAATGGCACCCTGATTACCATTGGTACCTGTCCAGCTAACAAAGTTTAGGGTTGGCTGTGACTTCCCATATGTTCCATCCATTAATGAAATCAGTGATAGAGATCCAGATGGTACATCTCCTGCGCTTATATCATAAAAGCTATTTCCATTTCGTGGCCAACCTGTGCCGGCACCGGGCATTGTACCGCTTAATACGATGATGCCACCCTGGCTGTCGACCCTTATCCGCGACCGCGTTGAATCCTTGTTGCCAGATCCGTCATATAGACCTGTTGATAAGTAAGATGTATGTCCAGCTGCAGCACCGTCATTGACACATGCAATATGAGCAGAATGGTATTCAATATCAGATTGCGTGGAAACATCGAACGTTAGGGTTGCTTGAACTTCACCGCTACCGTTAATAGAATTATCCAGAAGAAGTGTTGATGTTTGAGTTAACGTTTTATCCATCGATGAATACGGATTGTTATTCTGATTACCAACATGAAGCGTAGCACTGGGGATTAGTGATCTAGTATTGCCACCTGTTCCTGGTCCCCACGTGACACTGTCGCCTCCAATTCCTACCTTCGTGTTATCGCCGGCTTCACCAAATACCATCGCAGTTGTATTTCTGTTATATCCCGTGCTCAAGCCTCCGGATGGTGAACCAATGGTCAGTGACTTGTTATATGGTTCGATGCCCATCGTCCAGATGCCATTATTTTGAGCGCCATTCTTTTGCAGATAATTCCATGCAATACCCGGAACAGCGTCTTTGTGCCCTGCAAGGCCTGTCGAGGGATTGCTCTGATTCATGTTTCGGATTGTTATTAAAGACTGCCTGCTAAAATAAGATGAAGTCACAAGAAGACTGGGCTTCCTATCCCAAGCGGCATTCTGCGCCGTCCATGCTCCCCCGCCCCCAACTCTGACTGTCCAACCTCCAGAACCATCAGTGTTCTCGGCCGGGTCAGTAATCGCAATCGGTGATGCTCCGAGGTCAGTTGCATCCGACTGTCTATACGTTACGCGATCGGCATCTGCTGCATTCCAGTCGACATACCACCCCTGTCGTTCGGAAGTGTTGTTGTCCCTGGCAAACGTAAGAGCAGATGTGTTGGTAGTTCCACCTGCCTCTATTTCTATACCGGCATCACCCTCATCACCCGTGGTGCATGCGGAAACTCTTGCTTGGACTCCAGAACCTGTTTTTCCTTGGTTTCCATCACCTCCCGTACCAACCTGTAGCACTGGAGTATGTATATGAATGTCAGCTCCGACCCCACCCGATGAGGATACGGTCAGCCTTGCGCCCGTCAATGTGTTAACTCCGGACGTATTATCTTGTGTAAAGAATTTAATATCAGTTGCTCGACGATCATTGCTCGCCCATGTGTCAGCCGCTTCCCCGCGAATCTCTGCGCCGACTCCGGCGCTATTCGAATCACGACCATCAAATTGGATCGACCCAAGCTGCTCGTCTGCCTGGACATCAGAATCTATTCGACTAAATACTAGAGCTGATTGACCAGCGGGATGCCCCAAATGAGCTGATCCTGTAATTGCAATCGCTGAACCAGAAATAATTCCAGCTGTTATTAGTCCTTGACCCTTGATGTCAACTGATCCGGTAACCTGAACGCCATCAGACGCTGATAAGACTGTAGTGAAAACTGACATTATTCTTCATCCTCGAGGGGGGTAAGTCCCATTTTGTATTTCTTTCCGGTGAGGTTATTCACCACGACCAGCATGTCTGGTTCCTCATAAATAGTCCAGTTTCCACGATCATTTCTCAAATGGAGGTCACCGGTGTATACATTCGCCCAGCGCTTTGTTGCTGATCCAAGATTATACTCTTGATCGAAACCAGGGAGGAAGCTACCTGTACAATGAACGACTCCATCGAATCCTGTTCCGGTTCCTGGGTTACCTACGCCATTGTCGTTACCCGCAATGAGTCGAATGATCCCGGCAGTTGTTTGGTTAGCCATAGTCAATTGACGACCGCCCGGATTCGATCCGTTTGCATTTGTGTACTGTAAATACGTCGCTGCTTCAGACGGCGAGAATGCTAGTTTCTTTCCAACACCTGAAGCTTGTTGCATCATCACATTTGCATTTGAGTTAATGGTAAATGCCGTTTTCGCCGCCGAAGGTGCTCCCCCCGCGCCGAACGATAGTTCCCCTGCGCTTGATGTAAGGAACAAACCTGCTTTTGTATAAAAGCTATCAGTGTCGGCCATAGGCACCATACGCATTTGGCCCATCGCTATTCCCCCGGAAACGACCAACAAGTCTGATGTTACGAGAGACGCGCCGTTTGCTAATGCGACGGGTGGACCGTTAACTGTTATTGATCTTCCTGCACCAGTCGAGGGTGTCCCGCCACCGTTTGGCATGTCATAAGCATCATCTAAGCTCCCGCCGAATGCAGTGTTATCGCTCGTGATCGCGCCCGATACGTGCATGTCTCCACCGAACACCGACACGCCTCTGTTTGGAGTAGCGGCTGGATGTAGAGCTTTTGCTCCCATCGTCCCGCTGACGAAGAAGTAAACATCTCCACCGATGGCGTTTGTTGCCCTTGCATTGTTCGCAGATGGACCCCCTACACCGGTATCGAATGAGAATGATCCTGTTGTCATTCCGTAGTTCGGTACTCCGACAGCCGTCTGTGTAACGCTGAACAGATTTTCGGTCATAGCCTGACTTGCCAACTGCGTTAGCGTTTTCTGAGTGCCCAGGTTTGAATCCTTAAACACCAGGTCTGCGGAAGACTTTTGGATATAAAAATTGCTAGCGTTATAGAATCCGAGTTTCGAGTTTGTTGCATCAAGCGTCAAGCTATCAAGTGACAAAGTGTCTGTGCTTAACGATCCCGAACAGTGAACATCTCCGCCAAACACTGTTGTACCTCTTGTACTACTATTCCTGGACCCGGCTGCACCGGATACGTAGAATTTGACGTCAAGTCCTGCTGCTTCCCCGGTTCCATCGGAGAAGAACAAGGCTCTATTTGTGCTATCATGACCAGCTGCTGCAAAAATAAGGCTACCATGACCGCCAATGCTAGTAGTAAACTGACCTTGGTCGCCGTTAATTGCTATTGAAGGTGTTCCTGCAGTTGGCTGTAGCGATATCAACTGTACGGAATTTGCGCTTAGATCAATCCTATTGCTTCTAAACCTGATGTTCGTAGCAGTAGAGTCTTCGAGATAGATATATTCTGCAAGCGAGAGGCTTCCTGACATAACGACGTCACCGCCGAAAGCCGTGACGGATGGGAATGCATTTCCTCGTCCACCCATCGTTCCTGAAACCCAGATTGCAACGTCTGTATGTCTACCGTTGTAGAATACTTCGTTCGTTAACTCACCTCGCTGAGAACCTAATGAGAGGTACCCTCTATCTGGTAAACCCGTTGCAGATGATGATGCGACTAATATCGCGCCTGATCTGTTATTTTGACCGGCAGCGCTCCACACCCAAGCTGAGCCTGCATGTAAATCAACAGCCTTTCCGTATGTTCTATTACGAAGCTGGAGGTGATCGCCCCCAGCGTTAATGATACCATCAGCTGAAGCATTAACAGTGATGTCAGTTCCTTGATACGTTAGTGCGCCATCTGACACTTGACCGGAATCATGCACGTACTTTGCAGACCCATCAAAATAGATATGCGATGCATCGTCTAATCTTAGTCCGGTATAAGCGCCACCAAGATTGATCTTTAATAGATTGCTGTCAAGCTGAAGACTGACGTCTGTTCCCTCGTCCAGATACATCTTCTGACCAGCAGCCATCTGGAATGAGTATGTTGAACCAGTTACTTTGAATGTACCACCGGTATTTACACCAAGCAAACTACCGAGTCCAGCCTTAATGTTTATATCATGCGAAGATGATATTACTGTCTGGGTCCATGCATTTCCTGGCGCGCTAGAGCTTAGATGAAGATCTCCGCCGGCGTTTTGAAGTTGAAGATTTGCTGTACCCGCTCCACCACCAAAGCATGTGAGCATTTTATAAGTGTCAGCAAGACGTAATTCTGGTTTCTCTCCTTGGATTGTAACACCATCAGGAGCGCTTACTGTAATCAGTCCGGAGCTTGAATTACCTTTTAACCAAGCGCCTGTATGCGTTCCTGGATCTGATTCTAATAAATAGACTTTTCTATCAGGCTGAATACTGAACATCGAACCGCTTAATTGAACCGGTCCTTGATTTACTCCTACTACTGGGTTTCCTGCTCTTATTCTAATGCCACCCTTATTACTCGGATTAGACATCGATAGATGATATGGGCCTGCTGTTACCTGAGATGAAGTTAGCGCCATTCCAGCCGGGAACCGGACACCAGTTGTTCTAATGGGAATTGGTGTAGCCCCGGAAAGATCGACCTTAGTTTCTGATTGGGAATCACCGTCACCAACGTCAAGAGTACCGACCAAGAAAGTATTTACGAATGAGGTATCCCTACCGAACACCATAGCGATGTTGGTCTGGTTGGAACCAGATGCGATTGCAATACCTCCGCCACTATTACTACTAAGCGCACCAGAGTTAAGAAGCAGTAATGGGTCACCGACAGAAGCACTGATAATATGACCCTTAATAAAGCTGCCATGGACAGTGAGATCACCCCAAACATCCACACTTCCAGAATGAGCATTCGTTCCGACACTTAAATCGTTACCAATCGTGACCGTAGAAGTGGCACCACCAATTTGGATCGGCACTGCGCTAGCGCCGCCGACGGTACATATTTTAACACCATTCGTAGTGTCGGTAGTCTGTAGACTAATTGCGCCATCACCGGCGCCACCGTCAGCTGTAACGACAAAGTTCGTAGCCCCGATATTAAATGTCGAATCAGAATCAAGAGCTATTGCGCCTGAAGCGTCAACATCAAAAGCCGCCGAATTAATATCAACGCCACCGGTAGTTGTTATATCAACTTCAGATGAGTTACCTACAATGTTCACTCCACCAGCACCGTCAAGTGTTAGTGTCCCTGCTGTTGTGGTAAGATGAGATTGTCCAGCTGCATCGAGATTGATTCCTCCCGACCCGGCGTTAACATCAATGTTCGTCGCGTTAAGCTCGATTTCTGACCTATTCGCAACAGACCCACCAATTGTTATCTTTCCAGTATCTGCGTTGCTGTTACCGAGACCGATCGTTGATGCGTCAGCGGCGTTCATTGCAATATTACCGTCAATATTTACTGTAAGATGCGCACCTGTTGCAGCATCATCAAAAGTCTTGATGGTGGTTGTTCCTGCAGCACCTACCGCTATTTGGAAATAGTCATCCGGATCTGCTGTCGAAGGTAGTCGTAGATGTTCATTGCTTGTGTCTATATCAACGACGGCAGCACCAGTTGCATCTTTGAATACTACATTCCCACCGCCAGGGTTGATATTAATATCTCCTGAATCGGTCCCAAGAAACATATTTGTACTAGCCTGGAATTTTCCAAGACCACCATGCGCAATTAATTGTAATTTACCACCAACTCCCATCCACCCATCGCTGGCGGCATTTGTTCCTGTAAAGACTAGTGTATTTGTAGTCCCGCCTAAGATTGGGTTTGTAAGGACACTTCCGTTGTAGTATATTCCTATATCTGCTTCGTTTCCTGCTAGTCCTGAGCCCTCTCCGCGGAACATAATTCCCATTGATTGACCAAATCTACCTTCAGCTGATGTTCCTTGTGGCAGATGGAACCCGCCTGATCCTGTCACAACCCCATGATTGAATTCATACGACGTAGGGATATTGCCGGAGATCTGCAGCTTGTTCGAACCAACTGCCCATGTATGCTTAATACCCGTTTTCGTTGCACCGCGAGAGTCAAACCAGAAAGTTTTACCTGGGTCTATTCCAACATCACCCGACCCGGAAACCGTAAATTCATTCCCATTCCAGGGCGCGCCCCCTTTGACCTTAAGCTTCCACCCACCATGGCCACCCACCGCGGTGGAAGATGAGTTATGAAGGACCGACCACCAGCTAGAAGCGTTGGGTGCAAACTGACCAACAGTCCAGCGATCCAGCTTTTTAATACGAGAAAGAGGAGGCGGAAGGTTCGCGGGGTTGGTATAATCATGACCGAAGTTCGGCGGCATACTTCTGGTATTATTGAGGATCATGTCCTCTTGGAATTTAACAAGGTCATTTGACCCATCAACGCTGAAGTTTCCGGAAACATGAAGATCACCACCGAATAAAGCAATACCGCGCTGGTTTCCGAGTCTACCACCAACGGTTCCTGAAACGTGAAAGAAGACATCAGGATGTTCATTCCCGGTTGCTGGAGTAAGTCGGTCTTCCCATGTGAGTGTTCTGAAAGATATCCGAGGGGGCATTGCCGAGCTACCCCTTGTATAGACGATCATATCAGAGTTAATCTTGACTCCTCTATCACCCCTTTGGTTCGGATAGACTGTCATATTCTGGGTGTGCGTTCCGCCATTATCATATGAGGTAGGACCAGCAAAAAAGTTACCGGAAAGGTGCGTATTCCCTTGAACATAAAAATCATTCGGGACATCGCTATCAATCTGGATTAGCTGTCGCTTTCCAAACAGCGTACCACTGATAATGACATCTCCAAGAAAGAGAACCGCGCTACCATCCCCCACGGGAGTCAGGGCAGTGTTATTTGCAGAACCAGAAAAAACGAGCCACGGCTCATTACCAAATTGGTTCATCAAGTCCGTTGATCCCTCAATCACGCCTGAGTAATCTGCCGCGGCGCTAGATGAGTAGAACAGCAATCCCAGGTTGGGGTGGTACTGCTCAGCTGGAGTGGGGTTACCATTCGTATCCACCGCTCGCCCAGTTGCCAAAGGCCAACTCGACCCAGAAGCGATTATCTTATTTACGCGTATTTGGTCTGCTCTAAAGTCTCTTGCCATCTTTTACCTCTTAAGCCCACATAGAAATAATTATATATGAAGCCAGAACCGGACCATCGAAGCCCCAGTTTCCAGCAGAGATGCCGGCTTTCCATTTCCAATTATTATCCGTTTCATCAAATGTGACATGCTGAACGTAGGCATTCATATTGCTATCTTCACCGATTGGGTTAAATACAATTATCGGCTTAACCTTCTTTGGGTGCTTACCGACGTCTAAAGCCATATAAGGTGTTTCAGTTACTCCGTAGTCCCATGTTACTTGTCCAGTAGATAATCCAACATGTCCATTTTCCCAGAATCCTGACATTATTATCCCGCCTTCACAGCTTGTAAGAACACTGTTCCCGTCCAGGTAGCGCTTGCTCGAATTGTTATGATAGCTTTTCTGCCACCTGGGGGCACTCCGCCTACTTCTACTTTCGCTATGAATATATTGATATCTGAATGGTGCTCGCCTACAGGAGTACACGTAACGTTTGGAGCTGACGTATAATTTTCCTTTAACTGGAACGCCACTTCATCCGTATTTGTAAAAGTAACTTCATGAGCTTCTATCACCATTTCAGCGTCGCCCATGTACGAATAAATGGGCATCTTTCGAAAACGGGGATAGACTTTTCGAAAGCGATTCTTATCAAACTTTTTTAACTTTGAACTTCCCACTGTGCACCTCTCTACTAAATATGCACGGGAAGAGTTAAAGAATCAAAGAAGCAAGAGAAGCTATGTCCGATCTTTGGCCTTTTACTAATTGCACGTGCGCGGCTGAATTTTTGTCCCTAAATTTATGAACGACAATTGACAGTCCATTACTTAATTTATTAATGTACGGAGTATCTATTTGATCCGTATCTCCTAACAGCACAATTTTCGAACCCTTACCAATTCTGGTAATGATTGTCTTTAATTCATGCACTGTCGCATTTTGTGCTTCGTCAACAATCACGTACGAATCGTTAAACGTTCTACCGCGAATATACGCCAGCGGTGCGACCTCTAATTCTCCACGATCTTTCATCATTTCGAAGTACGTAAAGTTCTTGTCACTAAGCATTGTTCTGAAGTTGTCTGTGATCGGTGCAAGCCACGGTTGCATCTTGTCATCCATATCCCCAGGTAAATACCCAAGGTCCCTTCCAACAGGCTGTATGGACCTGGAAACCACTATCCTCTTATACTTCCCCTGTTGCACACCATCCAAGCCAGCCATTAATGCGACATATGTCTTTCCAGACCCAGCCAAACCGGTAAGGGTCACCAGTTGTATCTCATCTCTCAATAAGGCTTCCACTGCAAAAGCTTGCTCTTTATTCTTAGACTCAAAATTGCTCATAAGCTGTCCCGGCCTTTGTGTCAATGGATACACGGCACCAGCCCGATACATGCCAAGCGCAGAAGATGATCTTTCTGATGATACCATAACAACACATTCATTAGGAGATAGGTCTTCATTCTCTAAAGCTAGAACACCGTCGCTATAAAAAGAATCGATTTTATTTTTTTGAATCATCAGCTCTCGATGCCCAGTATATTCCGTGTTCCCCCGCTCGAGATGATCCTTATAGTAATCCTCTGCTTTTATCCCTAGTGCATCGCACTTCACCCTAAGGTTAATGTCCTTAGTTACGACGACGATGGGCCCAGACTTCGTTTTCGCCTTCTCAGACATACACGTCGCCAGGATCCTGTTGTCACCCCTTTCCTTCGCAAGCCCTCGGGGCAGCTTTGATAAATCTTCGTCAATAGTAACTTTGACTGTTTGGCTTTCGGCCAGTGAAGAATCAACCTCAACACCCTCATCCAGTCGACCCATATCTCGAAGCTCATCTAAAAATCGATTTACATATCTTGCCGCATCACCCACGATACCGGGTTTTTCCTTAAAGCGGTCTAGTTCATCTATGACCTGAAGGGGCAAGATTACATCATTTCCAGGAAACGAATGTATCGATGATTTATCATACAGAAGAACGCTCGTGTCAAGAATAAATCGTTTTCTTTTGCTTTCCAAAATTTTCTCCTTGAAAAATTAGCTACAAGTGACTTACAATACCTTTGTACATGAAGTAACATTTAGAGGAATACTGAATGAATAAAGGTAAAATAAAGAAGAATACAAAGCGCGCAGCCAGGGCTGACGACGCTATAGAGGGACTAACCTGCTTTAAAGCACACTCTGATCTTGGCGTAGATTGCCAGAAAAAAGATTGTCGATATTGGCAAGAGATGGAATCTAAGAAGCACCACAATTGCGTTATTCTTGCATCTAGGGATGGTCCAATGACGCTACAAGAAGTGGGGGACATATTCAAAGTAACTCGCATGCGAATATGTCAGATAGAGAAACTAGCAAAGCAATTCTTGAAATCATCTTCCCCGAAGATATTGTCCGATCAATCACACAATTAAGTATAGCTTCGCGTAAAAAAAAGAGAGAGCTTACGCTCTCTCTTAGATTTTGCTCGAATGATAGGGCGAGCTACTTGCTCTTTTCAACTTCTAAAGTTAATTTAACCAAGCTAGCGGATGAATCCTTTAGTCTACGCAAACCGCGTCTGGCTCTTACACCAGCAGACTTGTTTCCATGCGCGTTCTTGTGCACGTCTAACTCTAAAGATGCTACTAGCTCCTTCAGGCTCTCCCAATTTTCGAGAATTGTGTTTGAATCACTCATCGTTTTCTCCTGGATGAAGAATCTTCGGGCGTTCTTCATCCTCTTCTTGTTTTACAGCCCTGTTGATTGCCAGCATCATCTCCCTATCTTCTAGCTCGAGTGCAAGCAAATTGATTATATTCCTAATTTGTGTTTGGGAAACCCCAAACCTTAAAATTTCCTGACATATATCTCGCGATTTCTTAATGTCAAGCAGCCAGTCTGTGTCTTCTCGTTCTAGCTTTTCTTCTTTCTTCTCTTCTGTCATTTTAATATCTCATCTATCGAGTAAGGTTCGATCTTGAATTTCCCGTCCCCTTGATATGTCAATACTTTACCCAACTTCTTCTCTTCAGCTATCTCTGAGGAAAGCACTATAAAATCCCCTCGTCTCTCATATTGTAATATGAAATGTGCCTGTTCATAATCTGGTAAATCTTTTTCATATGTTTGTAAAATTGTTGAAACTGACTCTGGCAACATAACTGCCACATCATCTATCGTCATTACTGACTTTGCTGATTCTACACTTTCCATAATAACAGATTTGCAGATGTCGGTTATCCGGTGTGCTATACCGCAGTTATTACAATTCACAATTTTTTCAAGCACTACATCTTTTTCTACAATCGAAAATACTATAAATTGATGTAGCGGTGGGTCGGTCCTATTCTTTAGCGTGGGTAAAATGCACCGACACTTTATCAAGTGCTTTAACCCTTGCATCTTATAGCTTCTTCGAAGCTAAGACCTTAAACGCAGCATCCTTAGACGAGTGCTCTATTAGTAAGCCAAGTCCATTAGCTTGATCTCTAGTTAAGCGTTGAGCTTCAGACATATCTTCTGTCGTAGCTGTCATTAACGCTGATAAAATAGAATCGTTCTGAAAGACTAGAATTTCTTGGATTAATTCCCTAACCTCTTTAGTCGACCAGCTCTTAGTTTTTGTTTTTGTCTTGGGTGGCATTAGTCATCCTCCTGGTACCAATTATAACTGTAGTGCGCGATAGTAAACGTTTATTTAGCATATGCGTCAGCTAAAGATGAAGAAGCCCATGAATTTGGCTTCACAATCGGTGTAAACCCATAAGAGTTTACCCAAGAAATCGCAGATGTTAAAATTTTAGATGACGGATATTTCTTGTTAGGGTTTAGATCTAGATGAACATTTATAATCTTAATCGGAAATGCTTCTCTTAAAGATCGTGCAGCTTCTATTGCTAATTCTGCTTCTTTCATAAGACGAAATTTCATAGAATCTAAAGCGCAATCCTTGCTTCTTTTTCTGTGGAAATAAAAAGTGCCACCCTTGCGGTTAACATACCCAGCAATTACAACGGCGAAAACATATGTATCCCCTCGCTTGTGAGAATCACACCCTACATGAATTTGGTATGCATTATTACTATTTATTTTTTCAATAATATCATTAAATGATGCCGGCTTAGAATCAGCATTATGCCACTGTATCTTCGATGTGCTCCATTTTACCATTCTAATCCAGCTTGATAATGACGCTAATATTACTTATGGCTTTCGCATCAGCTACAGCTCTTCGCATTGCATTAAGCGTAATTTGATGTGGTAATATTGTCGGCATAAAATTCGAAGGAGTGTAGTTCAGCATATCATAAATCGGCTGAATATCGATAATACCTTCTCTCCCCGAACATGCTAGAAGCTGGACCAGACATGCGGCTCTATCTTGAAGAATTCCCTCCTCTGTTTTGGAGCAATGAATTTTAGTTTTTACTGTCCGTGTTGATAATCGCGATAATCGTTTTTTCAATACATCTCTTACATCATCTACTTTTTCTTTAGTCAGCTTTTTCTGAATATCTTGACGTAGATACTTGATCGAATCAAAATTATTCTTGCTTGTTTGAATTGAGCAAGTTTGTTTCTTGACAGAATATTTTGCGGTATTTGACGGGATTGTATCAAAATCTAGAGTGCTTATGAGTATCCCTGACTCTTTAGACACCGGTGTAATACCAGCAATAGTGCACAAATCTTTTACTTGGTTAACATTATCTAGACTTTTATCCATGATGAATGGGAGGACTTTCACTAACCCCTTTTCCCAATTCACAATCAGAGTGTTTGCAACATCGTCTGAGTAATTACTCGCGAAGACCACCACCGGCGTCTTATTTTCGTAAGCATATGTTAACAAATGATGTATTTCGCTGACATCGATGATGGCACCATCGATCACAACAACTATACACTCTCTTAATTCTACGTAGTCATCAAAAGATTCTTGAAAAAAGGAATGTAGACTACATTGAAATTGGCAGCCCGACTCGAGTTCAGTGATTGTATTTCCTGTTGTCTGCTCAATGACAACGGAACCAAGTGAACCAGCTGTTCGTACAGCATCGATAAAAACATTCTTATAGGAAAGTGTAACTTCATCATGAATGCTTCGTTCCCATTCCTTAATGATATCGATTGACTTGACTCGCCGAGGCCGAGTTGGTGCTTTTATTAAGGCAAGAGCTCTTTCATTTGTGATTGACGAGGAAAGAATCTTTTGAAGTGTAAGCAAATATACAGGAATTGCCAGGGCGCATGTTTCATTTAGATGATACGCGCTATTCAAGATTAAGTTCTTGTATGCTGTTTCGCAGTTATTCAACCCAACAAGAAGCCCACGAAAAGAATCACTCCATCCTATAGTATGGAGCCGGTCTGTCATTAGAACAGAAGATGAAAGACTGTTGATGTCTTCGATCAATAGAGAGATATCTTTTTTTAAGATCGACTTACATTTATCGAGCTCATCTCCACGTATAACCTGATTGTGCACAGACATATGACATCCGATCAGTGCAAGTTTGTATTTTTCTTTTGATTACCACTAGAGAAAAGTGCGCCAAGCGCTTCTCCCAATTCACCTGCTTGTTCATTTAGCGTCTGTACTGCTTTACGATTCGCTTCTGCTTTTTTGGTTTTTTCTGAAAATTCAACTGCCCATCTACAAAATGCCGAAAATACTGCTAGCGCAAAAATGCAACAAGCCCCGACAACGTTATGCCACAATAGGGCAGTTGCAAAAACAACCATCATCTCTGACATACCAAAACGTATGTTCATCTTAACTCCCTTTATTCAAGCCCAAGATACTTGGATTCTTTCTCATCCATGAATTGTAATGTATCAGAATAATGTGTATATTTCACGAATATTTCTTCGTTTTTTACGATCGCTCTTTTAGACCAAAATTCCATTGCTGGAAATTTTTCACATTCTCGCCATCTGTAAAATGCATTTGGGAACGCTGAATGGTTATAGATGCTTCCAAAACCAAGCACGACTGCATGCTGTTTGTCGTACGATTGGAACAAGTACTCGTTTAGAATATGCCGCTCATCGTACATATCTAGCCAGTCCTGCATAAGGCTTCTGTCAAAAATAACAACGGGTGAAATTTCAAAGCATGTGTGTATTGGAATGTCTTGTGTCGCAAAAACACCCAAGCCATGCACAGAAGATTCTCTTATTTCAATGTTTTTATAGAAATAAGATTTTTGATCTGGGGGCAATCTAAACACATCAGCTATCTCTCCAGAGATTGTTACTAGCGTACACCAAGACTTCTTCTGCTGATTCAGCTGTGTAACCATATTCGTCTATCAAGGTTTGCACCATGCTTGAGTATTTATGCTTCTGTTCATCATCTCTAGTCTTAGACTTTGTAACGATTCTAGCCAGATCTTTTACTGAGCTGATTAGGTATGTTTCGATCGCTTCCTTAAGCGGCTCATAAGATGTATAATCAACAACTTCGCCCCTTCTCATTTTAGCGAACATGTAAGCAGTCACATCTGCTCGGAACCCCTCTTTGCCCGATGAGCTCACTCCAATAGCACCTTCGATAGATCTCATAAAGTCTTCATCAGGATGCATATCTTCTTTTGTTACTCGATCTTTTAGTTTACACTTTGTTGTAAAGGCTTCGGCATTATCAAGATAGTTTTCAAAAATGGATTGTGCTTGTTCTTCATACGCAGTAATAAATGCTTTTGCGATTTCATTTTCAAGCAATCTAAGATATTCATTCCTGACCGTATTTCGAATCAATTCAAGACAACGCTCTGCGAAATCTTTGTTTATCAGTTGTTCTTTCACTTGCTTCATCAAGGAGTCTAGCATGGAAACAGGGGTGATAAAATCACGATCAGAATCACTTAATGCGTTATCAATTGCTTTCATTATGAATCTTGTAGAAATTCCAGTCATTCCCTCTCTGTCTGATTCGTCTTTCAAGTCAGTAATGTCTATTTTCTTGACTCGACCCTTTTCTACAACTTCTTCGCCATTATAGATTTTTAGCTTTGTTAAGAGATCACATTTTTGACTTTCATGCAATCGACTGAGAATCGAAAACATCGACGCAACGCGTAGAGTATGGGGAGCGATATGAATATCAAAATTGGCTTGACCAAGAATTTTTTCGTAAATCCGAATTTCCTGTTCTAGTTCCAGAACATACGGTACATCGATCTTAACAATCCTATCTAAAATAGCTTCGTTAGTGTGCTCACTCTGGAACCGATTCCATTCCGCCTCATTACAGTGCGCTAAGATCACACCATCGAAATGGATCATATCATGCTTTCCGGGGGACGGAACTCTCTTCTCCTGTGTCGCGGTGATGATTGTGTGGAGAAACTCAATTTCATTCTTAAAGACCTCCACAAGCTCTACAATCCCACGATTACCCACGTTGAATGCTCCATTAAGACTAAGCGCTCTGGGATCATCTTCAGAATATTTGTCTAACTTGGAAATGTCTTCTGAACCGATAAGGACAGAAACGTCTTGGCTATTTGCATCCATTGGTGGTACTGATGCAACACCCCTTCTTGCTCGCTGGGAAAATGTAGTTTCTTTTACAATAAACTTTTCATATTCCCCACCGTATTCTTCAAACAAGAGGTGTCTTGCAACGGGAGATATGTCTCCTTCAATATGCACGCCTAACATCTCTTTCATCTTTGGTCTCAAAGACCGCGGAATTAATTGAAGCGGCTCACCGCACTGAGGATCACTTTCTAAGTGGTAGTATGTATGGCCATCCAGACAGCTCTTTATATGCTCTGTGAGAGCAGATTTTCCAGCGCCAACCGGGCCCATCAAAAGTAATACCTGACGACTCTCTTCACCCTTAAGTCCAGCCGAGCGAAGATACCTCATTATTTTAGCTATTACTTTTTCCATCCCATAAAATTGACTTTGAAAATACTCATAAGTCTTTATGTTCTCTCCATCAAATAGCTTGTGTTTTCTAGGGTCAGTGTCATCAAGCCTACTCACACCGTGCTCAGTGATTGTATCATAAAGCCTTTTATGTGCATGATCAGTTATGGAGGGATCCTTCTCTATAAGAGAAAGGTACTCGAGAAAAGTCCCTCTAAATTTTTCTTTCTTATTAGAAGCCCGTTGAGCCTTAATAATATCTAGATATTTGTTTTTTGACATAAGCTTCTCCCGAACTAAATCTCGAAGGGTTCATCTTCGATTATCGTATCCAATTTAACAATATCACCCCACAAACGAGTAATATGTCGGACCACTGCATCTCCGTAATCTAAGTCTAAATCCCTACCATCGTGTTCATGCTGTAGACACAAAATATTTCCTTCTTCAATACCAGCCACTGTTATTACGGGTATATTATTCCCGCCAACTTGTTTGATTAGGTCTTCTTTCACGTTTTTCCATCCTTGTGTATCTGACACATCATCTATCATGTACTCATTCTTGTGTAAAGAGAAACTAAATAGGTTCAATTCTTCGCAATCCTTTTCGGTGAGGTATTGTCTTAAAAATGATTCATCATTTAATGACTCTCTTGCGATAAAGCATTCCTCAAGTCCAAACCTCTCTTCAATTTTCTGAAACATATGAAACCCTAAATGATAAGGATTGATCGAACCAAGGTGGGGACGAACAACTTCATTATGCATTTTTAGGAATGGCAAGTGCATGCCTGAATCTAATTCTAATTCATGCATCAATCTGTAGTGCCAGTATGACGCCCATCCTTCGTTCATTATCTTCGTTCTAATCTGTGGCATGAAATATTGAGCATCATCCAAAGCAATCAACATTAATTCTCTTTCCCACTCTTCTAATCCTTGCGCCATTTCTGCAATAAATGCGATAAGATTTTCTTCTCTACTTATGGGATATCTGTCGGGGTTCGGAGATGTTTTTTCATCTTTGAAAAATCCACCCTTAATTTCTTGAATAAGCTCTTTGCGTTGCTCTTTTTGAGAAACATATTTCTTGTGCCTTCTGGGCACGTGCAAAGATAACGCATGAACCGCATCCAAAACTTCTTCAACTCGCTCTACACCAACGCTTGGATCTTCTACGAGCTGATCGATGTATCTTTTTGCATTGCGCATTCTTAAGATAACTTGGTCTGGCCTGGTTTTTTTGAACGTTGCGTTATTCTTGAAAAAGTCTGAATGTCCGATACAGTGAGCCATTATTAAGATTTGAAGATAGAGTGGATTTTCTTCCATCAAATAAGCTAAAGATGGATCACTATTGATGATCAATTCATAAGGTAAGCCTTCTAGGCCGGCATTATACATGGCATGCGTCCGTTCAAAGCTTTTGCCGTAGCTCCAATGTCCGTAATGAGAGGGCATTCCATGATATGCCATTGTACCAATCATTTCATAATAATCACATGTCTCATACAGGATAGGAAACCAATCCAAGCCATGATCAAGAGCCATCTTCTCTAAGGTCTCGTCCCACTTCTCTAATTCTTTTAATAAAGACATCTAATATTCTCCCTTAAAAAAATTATTAAACGCCACCCAGATATCATTTTTTGAATATATCCCTACAGATTTAAATTTATCACTCGTCATTGTCTCGTAAAGCTTCCCAAGCGATGTGTCATTTATCCACTTTAGACGTTCACTGTTAGGAGATATTTCACAGTACCCAAAGAATTGTACTTTCGGCATTAGCGTAGAAAGCAAACCTCGTACAGCATCATTGTCACCTGGCCAGTTGTCACCATCAGAACATTGAAAAACATATGTATTCCAGTTAGACGGATGATATCGAATATCAATAATGTCATCTGTCATTTTAACAGCAGAAGAAACTAGAGTTCCACCTGATGAACCACGTCCGAAGAATTGTTCTTCTGTCACTTCATACGCTTCTACATCATGTGATATAAATACTAGTTCCACCTTGTCATATTTAGAGCGAATAAAGTGATAAAGCAAAAAGAAAAAACTCCTTGCAAGAAACTTCTTTTCTTTTGTCATTGATCCAGAGATATCCATCAAAAAGAAAATCGCAGCATTTGAGGACAGCTTTTTTGAAACCTTATAATGACGATATCGTAGATCTCTGTCATGAAATGAAAAGTCTTCATCTTCTCCTCTAGTGCCCGAGTACTCGGCCTTCTTTCTTCGCTTGATCTTCTGCATGACTGTCTTTTTCTTATCAAGCCTTGGTCGGATACCCTTTGTTCTGTAGCCTTTTCTCTTTATTTTTTTCGAAACAACTTTTGCATTTCTTTTCTTTTCAAAATTTGGAAGCTCTAAATCCTTGAAGAGGTATTCAGACAGTTGCTCTAGAGTTAGTTCTACTTCATAAAATTCTTCGCCCTTTTCTTGTCCTGGCTTTCCACCAGCTTGATCACGCCGGCGCTCTTTCTCACCAATAACTTGTCCACGCTGGACATCTTTTCCTTGGGCTGACCCCACTCTTTTAGACCCATTGTCTCCATATACAAAGCGATATTCTTTAATCCCCCTAACAGGAATTCGAAATTTCTTCTTTCCACCTTTTCCGATAATGGACTCTTCTGCAACGATATTATGGATCCCCTCTTTGATAGCTTTCTCAATTTTCTTGCGATGCCTCGATCGATCATTAGCCGATCGATCTGCTATCGTCTTATGTCTTTTGAATATTGACATGGGTCCCTCTTACTTTAAGTATTATTCGGCCTCTAACGTTGATAACATTTGTACTTGGCGGAATGTATTTGATATTAAGGGTCTAAGATAAGATATACATTTCGTCAATGCCTCTTCTTCAGATACCCACTTGTAACCTACGTGTTCCCATATCCCTGTTTCTTCGTTCGGAACGATTTCTGGCGTTTTAGATGTTTGTGCGCTGAACGTAACGAGGGCACCAGAGCGTAGAGGTGCGCAAGGTAATAATTCATTACCCTCGATTACTATTGAACATTCCTCGAAGCACTCTCTTTTAGCAGCAGAGAGATCGGATTCACCCTTATTTTTTACACCTTTGGGAATGTCATATACGCCGTCATTCCTGACTAAAACTAACATTTTGGTTCTATCATTTTCGCTAAAAATAATAAAGCCGGCTCCCTGCTTAGGATTCTTTTCTCCCATAATCATCCTCCAAACGGACTACATCATCTAAATAATTCGTACTCACTTCGATTAACTCTACAGAAGATTCGTTTGCTCCAAATCTATGGATCTGTCCAACATGAATATGTAGCGCATTTCCGGGTGCTACCTTCGTAATCCTCCCATCTGCTTCGTAATTGTATAACGTCCCATTCAGAACATATATCGTCTCTTCTTTGACTTCGTGGTATTGCTTAGACAACTTATGGCCGGCGTTAATATGAAGAAGTTTTCCAACGTAGTGTTCTGTTTCCGCCCATATTATCTCAAATCCCCACGGTTTTTCAATCGTCCGCATTTTTTTCTACCTCCTCTAGCAGCCAGGAAGAGCTCTGTACTTTACCCCCACCGACATTGAATATCACTTTACACTCGACTTCATTGCATATATCCCATTCTGGAATATCTTCAGGTGCAGCCCTGTCACCGCCCTTTGTAAAGAAATCGGGTTTAAGATCAGCTATTGCACCAATGACTGTCTGACCTCCATCATCCCAAATAATCACGGCATCTACTCCTCGAATTCCTGCGATAATTTCTGCCCTCTCAGCAGCGGGCATAAAGGCTCTTCCCTTTTTTCGCTCCAGGAATCCGTCACCGTTAACAATGACAGCTACATATCCGCCATCTTGCTCTGCCATATCTACGGTTTCAAGAATGCACCTCAAGTGACCGACATGGAGAGGATCAAATCCTCCGGATGTCATGTAGACGTTAATACCCTCCCCACCCCAGACTCCGTCTCTATCAACATACTCTCTAAATTCTTTAACAGAATTGTATACTTTCATTTGTGTAGACTCTCTTTGAATCCTTCTGGAAACATTTCACGGTTACGGTTATAAAACATCTCAAAATCGGAATCTAAGATGTAGGTTACTGCTGTGTCATCTTTAGATCGGACAGATCGTCCGGTCGCTTGAACTATCGTTTTTGCTGTCTGAAGGGGATACCACCACTTCCATTTATTCATCTTTTTTCTTACAAGCTTATCTCCTAAATATGGATAGGGAACCTTGCAGATAATTTGAAACCGGCTTAAATCTCCCTTTAGATCAACACCCTCTGTCATTGATGGAGAAATCAGTACAGTGGGCTTTTTACCTCTTAGGTGCTTTTCTAATACAGCTTCTCTATTAACAGAATTATGAATCAGTAGCCGAGAGTTGCGAACATTTCGTTTGATATAATTTGCGACCTTATACGAATGGCAATGAATAATCCCTTTTTCATTTTTATGTTGTTTCAAAATTTCTTTTACTGCATCAGCCATGCGCGGGAGCGTTTCATCGATCGATTTCGAGCTCATCTTTCCCATACCGCTAAAAACAACCGGCCGGTTTTCTACAGGAAACGGACTCGGCAGACTAATGAAAGCTGCTTTATCTTTGGGTATACCCACACTTTCTGTGAAAGCATCTTTATCTAAGATTGTAGCAGACATCAGGATTACGATCTCTCCGAAATTATACAGGTGCTCCTCCGCGAAGGGCGCAACATCAATTGGTTTAAATTCTATTTTCCTACCTGAGCGTCCATCAGCGGCAATTTCATTCATAACCCAATTTTCTGAATTATACAATCCTAAAAATCGACGAACCTTACAAACATGTTTATCCATAATCTCAAATTTCTTTGCAAGAGAAGCGAACTCACCAGACTTAATCTTCTCTTTCAGACCGACATATTTTTCTAGCATTTGCTCGAGATGCTTAAGCTTACCTGATATGGTGGGGACGTAGGTCTCCTTAATCCATGTAACGTACTTAGCAGTAGTAAGCCCTTTTGGAATTTCAAAATTTAGAAAGCTTTTGCAAAACCGATTTGAAATCGTGACTTCGACAAATTTGCTAAGTTCGTTATCAACATTATGGGCTTCATCGATTACTAATACTTGACGTGGGGTAAGCTTTCCAGCGTATTGTGTTTCGGCAAGAAAGTAAGGAAAGTTGGTGACCCCTTCCGGAGACTTTAGAAAACCATCCTTAGCTGTCCTGTATACACAGTTGAAAGTGCATGCTTTCCAAAACCGGCTGCCCTTTTCCGTTGTGCGTAAAGCCCTAAGACTTTCGGCACATGTTGTCTTTTTGTTAAAACTACATGTGTAATTTGTGGCTGACTTAATAGACTTCATTGGTCCTGAAAATCCACCAAAATCTTTGACATATTGTTCTTGCAAAATTTTCTGAGTTGTCAAAAAATAAGACCCTGGTTCAAATAATCCTGCTGTATTCGATATATTTTTGCTAAGGTATCGTGCAACTGTCAGACCGATTGCACTCTTACCAACGCCTGTACCGGCTTCGATGATGATAAATCTCTTACCTTCGTTCAGGGAAGCGTTCAATGCAAAGTCGATAGCTTTCGATTGTTGTTCACGAATAGATTTATGTGGAAATTGTTGGTTATACTCAAAGCTCACACTAGACTCCTTTTACATTATTGTAGAGAAATAAGTGGAAATTTTCAAGCGCTAGAAAGCTTTTCTATGATTCTATTGATTATGCTGATTGTAGTTTCTGGTCCATCGGTTTCCCACGCTCTATCTGCATCTGATAATGCAGAATAAAGGTGCCAGTCATTACCACCGGGCTGGCATTTATCTCCCACGAATAACACATCCCATCCATCGTAGTGCTGAAGACCGTAAGTTTTGTTCCATCCAGCTGGGTAAATATCAAAACTTGTTGAGCCACCCAGTGCGACGGTGATGGGAAGTTTTTCCTTAGCGATATACTTTTGTAACTCGTCCATATAATTGGAGCGGATGCAATAGCCCTCATCCCATTTTTTCCATTCGTCTCTCTGCTGTGTATCTGCTGTCCTGCCAATCGGACACCAATTTAAAAGAGAGCCCCTGTACTGAAAGAATGTTCCGCTAAAGGGGAGGTCTGGATAGAATCGAGTTATTTCTGCTTGCCACTCGAATATTTTCATAAGAATATTCTTGTAAGTATTTTTGCCTATCTTCTCGATCATATCTACTTCATGAACCATGGTCCACTTTGACTTTTCCCATTTCGCTAATTTGGTTCCGTTACATGGCAGTAGATCAATATCACTCATTGAAACGCCACCCACATCAAACATAGCATTACATTGTTCTAGAATATATTCAAAGTCAGAACCGGTAATGATTCCAATTCTGGTTATTTTTGAAAGCCGACTAAGGGCCCTTATCACATTATTGTCTATTGTCTTTCTAGGCGGAGTCAGTGTACCGTCCATGTCGAATAGAGTGATCACGTTTGAAGTAGTCATTTCAGAAAGTCTCGCTAAGTCATAAGTAATTTATAGGATATGCAATTCGAATGATAAAGAAGCCTTACAAATTAATAATAACAATGATGCTTTGCGCGCTCACAATTGTAAGCGTATTAAATTTTGCTTCAATCACTTCTAACATTCGCTGGATTCCAGTTTCTCAAATCGAAAAGGCTGACAGCTATTTTCCGATTGAATCTTTTGTTATGGTAACACAAGACCTGATAACGTTTCAACAAATTTGTAATCAATCAGATGAAGATTGCATTCCGGTTCCAAGCCCGACAAACAAAATATCTGGAACCGGCTCTGGTGTTGTGGTTGGGGAACGAGATGGAAAATCTTTAGTGGTAACAGCTGGACACGTATGTGCAGGTGGCAGTGACATGGTTCCTATGATTCAGAATCTAAACGTACAATATCATATTGAACTGGAAACAGGATTCGGCAAACCGGGAATTGGTACAATACTTTCTATTGACATGATCAATGATCTTTGCCTTCTAATATCTGATACGTACCTCGGACCAGCATTACCTATTTATGAAGGTGAGCCTTCACTGCACGAAAAAGTGTACAACATGGCATCACCACTTGGACTAGCTGTACCAGTCGCTGTCCCCGTCTTCGATGGTTATTTCACAGGACAAGTTTCTTCGCTCTATATTTTCACAATACCCGCAGCACCTGGCTCTAGTGGCTCTCCAGTTATGAATGAAGATGGAGAAGTATTATCCATAATCAACGCCGCGGCGGTGAGCTTTGATGAATATGCGATTGGGTGTAAAACGCAAGCACTTAGAAATTTCTTAATATCAAACGGCGTTCTCTAGAAGCCTTTTAATCACTTCTTCTACGACATTGTTTGCTGAATCAAGTTTGGAAATTAAATTGCTGTATTGATTTCTAGCCCAAAGCTCACCTTGTTCTTCATCTGAAAATCGGCGAAGGCCGCTGTTATATTCCAAGTCATCACATGTAACCTGGACCCCAAACTCTCCCCATCCAGATGGAAACATTTCCACGTCAACACGGTCATCGTGGAAAAAACTAATTGGGTGGGGGTCTATCGTATGAAAGTTGCTACCAGGCCCATCTTCGTTTAGGACTTTGCTGACAGCACTTTTATCCGTCTTTTTATCAAATCCATGCACTTCTTTATTTCTCCGATGGTCGCTGTTTCATTACACGAAGCAGCCAGAATATACGTTCTATTAAGATGCAGAAGACATTTTCTTAATTGATAAATCAACTCTAGCTTCTTTGCATCCTTCTCTGAATTACGCATTTCACACCTGCCAACATGTCTGCGCATGCGCAATATTAAGTATTCATATCTTTTTTATCTTTTTCAGAAGTGTTAAGAGCGCAAGAATAAACGTGTATTCTCTTGAAGTTCTTGGTAGTGGTACTCGGGTCTAATACAAGATGTTGCGAATCGGAAATTTTGTTCATCTCAACAACATCCAAGTAAAACTCTTCACCGTTAATATCATATCCTGCGTCGTCACATAACTTGAGCGCTTCTTTTTCTGAATTAAAAGCGCCTAAAATTCTTGAGCCATCCCAACTACGCATACTCGCAATTACTAACATGGTAGTTACTTCTTTCATACGTTACTCAATAGGAAACCTATAGCCGGTGAGGTTATTTAATACAATGATAGTCATCATTCCTTGAAAGTACACCAACTAAACGTTTTTTTTCTATATTTAATTTTTAGAGGCACCGTCAAAGTGAATAAAATTTTCTCGCTTTTATTGATAGCACTGACAGTCTGTCTAAGTTGTGGCAGCGACAATATACTCACTTACGAAAAGATTGAAGAAGTTGAAATGTATCCAGACGTTTGGGTCGACTCTTTCATTCAACCTTCTGCTACCGATGGATATGATATCCTGTGGGTCATTGATAGATCCGGGAGCATGGGTAATCATGACGCAGAGCTTCTTGCTGGAATAGAAGCTATGATGAATGCTCTTCCAATAGATACCGGCTGGCGTCTTGGGATTATTAGCACTGATGGGAATTACTCAATATCTAACACAACATTTCCTCTTGTTCCTGGTGATGATATTATTGATGCTACGCTTGCGCTAGATGCGCTACAGGGCTCTTACTACGGTCCCCCGGGAGAAGAGGGGTTTGAAGCTGTATATTCATATATCACGCTGGGCTCATATTCATCTACCTGGATGAGGCCAACTGCGGCCTTACTTGTGGTATTCGTGTCTGATGAGGACGAACAATCATTCGATTGGACAGTACCAGACTTTAGTACTTACTTGTCTACCATCAGGTCCAGAACTTTTGTTACCTCAATAGTCGGTCTAGACTCAAGCACTTGTGCAGACCAAGTTGGTGAAAGGTATCTGGAATTAACCAGAGACTTCAATGGCATGGAAATTGACATATGTAGTTCTGATTGGACTCAGGGCGTTGAAGAAGCCAGCAAGTCTTATGAGCCGATAGATTCCATTGAGCTTTCACAGATACCAGAGCCAGGAAGCATCGTTGTATTTTTGGATGGTGTTCCAATGCTTGATGTTGAATGGGAATATGACAGCCCCACAAACACTGTTAATTTCCTAACGATACCAGGCGATGGCGTGTTAGTAGAAGTAGCGTACTTTTTAGACTAAGCTTCGGGAACCCCGGGTAAAGAACAATAGACTTTGATTGCAGTGTCTATTTCTTGTAGCTCTTGCTCATAGCCAATTTTTGTCATTGTCACAATTTTTGCAGCAGATGATGACATAACAGGTAGTGACATAACTGTTTCTAATAATTCGATTCGTTGAGCTAGCGACTCAAAGGTTGCGCATGTCTGCATATTCACCATAAATGCTAAAGCATTTTCATGAGCCCTATCAAACGGACTCTTTTTTTGGTCTTCTTCTGACCCTACGCTTCCTGTTAGTGTCTGCATTTTTTGCTGCTTTCCTGGGTTGTCGTATACTCTTAGCTATTAACCACTCGAACACAATAGATTCATCAATATTAATTCTACTGTAAGGCACGCTTGCTTTATGTAAAGCTTTAGCATCTTCCTCATCTATGAGGACCCCCCACCACACATCTTTCTTTGTAAATGGGTCTATTTCTTTTCTAGTAAGCTTAATCTTTACCCGCACTCCAGCGAACGTGTCAGTCAAATATACTTGGCCAACTTTAAACTTTCTTTTTCTAGTGCTATTATTTGTCATGCAGAAAAAATGGTTTGTGTATCTTCTAGAGTGCGCAGATAAATCTTACTATTGTGGTATCACAACTGACATTAACCGTCGGATAAACCAGCATAACGAAAAAAAGGGCGCTAAATACACTGCTGCTCGAGTGCCAGTTAGACTTATAGAATTTGCTGAGGTCGAATCCAAGAGCCACGCTTTACAACTTGAGAGCTTTGTAAAGGCGTGCCATAGAGCAATTAAACCACGCGCCGTTCAGTTGTTCAAGAAATTAATTAATTCTTAACGCGCTGTCTTAGTAGATAGACGTACCCTTCATGCGTATCTGCTAGTTCTGCAAGTAGGTTATCAAGTCCGTACGTTAATGCGCCCATTTCATCTAGAGTCTGAGCCACTCTTTCGTCAAGCTTAACGAGCTGCTCTGTGTAGGCTAACGCTGCGTCTGCGATAACAGCAGCCGATTGTCCCGCTGGAGAATTCCACTCCTCTAGAACAAGCGATGCATCAGCAGTTATTCTTATTGGACAAGCCAAGGCCTCATCATCAAAAACGCCAACTGCTTTTTCAATCACTCTATCGATGGAGTCTTGCACCTCTATGTATATCTTACCATAAAGGTCTACATGATCACCAGCGAACCCTGTTCCCTTGGTGAGGTTATGCGCGGCATGGAACCATAGGTGATATGCTCTGGTGAACCCGATGTACGCAGCCATAATTTCTGAAGCAGTTACTGGAATCATCTGTTCCATTGCGTTCATTTCAATTTCAGGAACTACAACTTCAACATCACCGCCCGGAATCGGACCCAGATCGCATTGTTCTTTAATACGACGTATCATTTTTTTCTTCGAATTTTACGTCGATTTTCTTGGACCGTCATCTTATATCCAAGGTGGTCTGCTATTGCATCAATGTTGTCTTCAGCAACCGCAATATTTGACTGAGTCCATTCTGGAATTTCATCATCGTCATTTAGTTGATCATGAAGGCCCTGAGCTGCGCTAGCGATCTGCTGCAGCTGCTGTTTTGCCATTCTCGCTCTACCACCATCGCCCATCATAAGGGGCTCTTCTTCGGCCTCAACTCCCCCTACAATATCTGCAATAACAGCAGCAAGACCATCAGCGTCTAAAGCTAGCGGCTCTTCTTCCTGGACGAGCTCCATTTCTTCGCGCAAAATCTTAAGCAGTTGCTGACGAGTAAAACGAATTGTCGACTCATTTTTTTCTCTATCCTCGACTGTCTTATCGATGATACCCTTCTGTAGCGCGTCGGGTAATTCATCTTGATCTCCCTTTAAAGCAGAATCTTCATCATATTTTTCTGTCGATTTCGCAGCTTCTTCTCTAATGATACGAAGCAGGTCTCTTTTGGACAACTGCATTTTTTACTCCGTGTCAATGTGTTGACGAACTTTGTCTTCTCTGCTTGCCATCTTTCCGCTCTGCGCGGAGAGGATCAGGTCATCCATGGACGCAATCAATGCTGGAATCTGTCCATCAGCAATTCCCATTCCTGCTACTCCAGCAGCCGTATCCTTTAGCCAGTCACGTAATGACTGCTGGCTTGCTGATGCTCTTTCTTCTTCAACATCAACTACCGGATCTACAACAGCTCCGCCTTCTGGTTCTACAACTTCTTCCTCAACAGCGGCAGCCATTTGCTCCCTAATCATTCTACGAAGTCGTGCGCGTCGCTTTACTCTTTCAACAATCTCCAAAACTTCTGGTTCATCAACATTAGCTGGAAGACCAGACTCTTTCTCGAAGTCAATTGGGCGCTCAAGCTCCTCACCCGTACCCCACACATCTTCCTCGGGTTGAACTTCATCAGGTCGTTTCGAATCCTGAACCTGCTGTTCGTAAATCAATTCCAGTATCTCTCGTTTGCTTATACGCATTTTTTATCTCCAGGAGTTATCTTTAATTATTCTTCTCTCACGAAGAATCATTATATCAATCATTTTGTTCTATAATAAAGTCTTCGTCAACATCATTATCTGCTGTATCACCCGCTTCAGGAAGTTCTTCAAAATCCATATCTTCTGTCCAGTCTAGTTCTGGTGGAACGTAGGCGGGCTGGAGTGGTTCTTCTTTCTTGGCGCAACAAAGAAGTAATAATAGGATCAATAACAAATAAAAACGCATGGAAGCTTTCACCTCCATGCTAAGTATTTCGTAGAAGCAGTTGTTGACTTACACGCCCCTCAAACCCCCGGTCAGAAGATTGTCCAGTAGATACCACATCTCGGTCGCTTCACCTTCTTTGCTAAGCGCATTGCAAAAGCCGGCGTGCTCTTTTTTATACGTCATCCGATACCGTTCAGCTTTGGCACCCTCGACCATCGTAAATCTAACATTGGCTATTCTGTCAGCTAGTTTTACGATAACAGCTCCAGGAACGTTGGGTATCGTCGCATATGGTTTTGCTTTCTTTTCTAGACGTGTCTCACCAGGCCCATCAGTTAGCGCATCCACAAGGTCTCCGATTCTGTCTCCGAATTCTGTATAAATTTCTTCAATAGTTACAGAAGTATCTTCGACCACATCGTGCAACCATGCAGCCGCTGTAAGATCATCGTCCTTATATCCAAATTCATGGAGGGTGTCGACTACCTCATGTAGATGAGTTGTAAATGGTCTAGTTCCATGAATTTGACCAGCATGTTTTTCATAAGCGTAAATTTTTGCTTTTTCTGCATTCTTCATAATTTATCCCCTCATACCGCTTTACGGAATCATCGCGGTAGTTTCTCCTCTGTGATTTGACACGAACACTGGCGTATTTCTTTTTTCTGCGAACTTGACCAGCCTATCTTTTTGTGACGAACGCCGAGCGAACGCTTTTTCTTTTACTTCAAGAATTAGCAGCGTCCTACCGTATTGTGTATCGATATGATAGGCCATGATACCGCTCTTGTCCGGACGTTGTCCGCTTCCAGTATATCCTTCACTCCAGATGCACTGAAACGTACGACATTCACTTGGTCTGTCTTGATATATGGAACAACCCCCGCCCTCACAAACATTACTACAGAGGGTCTTCTTGGGCTTTTCTAGCGTGGGTATCTCCAGTACTTCGCAACATACGGAGCAGCTACCACAAGCACGATAATTCATTTTGTTGTTTTCACTACTAGTTTGACAGTCCTTACTGCTTCAATCATATAGCCCTCATGCCTGTAGGTAAACCGATCCGTGGTCTCTTCGGCGCTGGTGACTATAACATTTGGGGTCCTGTTTCCCTGGTCTTGAATAAGACCTTTGAGGTTCTCACTCACCCCAACTTCATGTAGCTCCTGACAAAATCTTCGAAGAAGCTCTTCATATTTTTCTTTATGCATTTCCATCATTCAGCTCCGGAAAGTCAGATTCATTATATCCTGTCAATAAGTACCACCCCGGTCTATCAGATTCTGTCTTAATCAAGGTTAGAAGTTTGTACGATAAAGGCTTAAGAACAGTCTGGTGAAACTTGTCGTATCCTTGCCAGCGAGAATTGAGTATCTCTTCCCCTGTAGCTGTTAGAGTGGATTCGCCAAAATATTCAATGTTGAAGTTATGGCACTGGTCGTGATTGAAGTAGATGTAAACAGGTTTGTCTTGCATATTTTTCTCCTTACCGCCATCGACGATAGTTGCGCCGTGTCCGGCGGTTTTTTGTTTTGAATGAAATTTCATCTGCCCGCTTTTCTTCATCTGATTTCCAGCAGATCTCTGAGCAGCAAAGCTTATTATTTTTAGTTACGAATTTTGGCGCGCCACAGCTGTTACATTTCTCAGCCGTCTTGCATGTCATCCATGCCTTGCGCATCCGCTCGACCATCCGGTCTACGATATCCTCGATATTCCCGGCACGATTGACGCGAGTTTCCTTTCCAAGGCCCCTTGTCTTTCCATCCTTGGTCACATATACCGCGCATACTCGGATGGCATCCTTGCCACTCGTGCGTACTTCTATCGGCACATTCTCACCATCACCAATGACAGTCGTGTAGACTTGCACTTTCATACCCGGCGGAAGTCCATCATGACGTGCATAAATTCTTTCTGCCATGTAGGGCTTAGCCATCTTCTTTGTTGGTGGCTCATGCTTAAACCCTGCGTCTTCAAGCTTTCCAAGAATTTGAAGAGCAAGAAGTTGTCTAAGCATCGGTACATTTGGGTCGTAGTCTGACATTCTGTCCCTAGTCGTTAAAGACGTGGATTTTAACCCCGCGCCAATTAGTTGGGTTCCAAGCCTCGAACTTGAGAGATCCATCTTCCTCGATAAAATCAAGCTTAAAGCTTATGACTTTACCGGTTCTTGCTGATGTCAAAGCAATTCGAGCGGGGATAAGTCCGGGCTTCCATCCGAGCTCAGATGCATCAGCAAAGAACGTTTGTGATGAGGAGTTAAAATCAAAATTGTCTGTATTAAGATGTTCAGTCATTATTCACCGAGGATTTTGGGAGGAAGTATTTCCCCACCTTCAATTATATTATACCATTTTTCTGATGGTTCTTGCACGATTGTCAGAAACAGTTTTACTTTTTTTCCACCGTCGGCTTAAGCCAGATGCCAGCTGTTTCGAGCAGCATAAGAGCCTCGCCAGGAAGATGCTCAACAAACCGAATCATGGTTCGAAGAGTATCGTGCTTGAACATCTTCGTAAGTTCTTCACGGATGCGTTCGTTGCTGACAGTCTCACCAGCGAAAGTCCACCAATGACCAGACTTGAGTTCGAAACCAAGCTCTTCGCAGGGTGTGAGTTCCTTGGTGATAGAGAACCGAACAGCTCTCAAGACTCGAAGACCGTCTTCCTCAAGCCTTAGCGCCGCTGTTCCGACGCAACGAAGCAATCCCTTCTCCAGATGGATACGACCGCTGAACGGGTCGATGATCTCACCAATCGGTTCAAGAGTTGCGGGGTCCACCTCACGAGCCATAGCATTGACCGTGAAGTCTCTACGAGCCAAGTCGTCAAGAAGAGTACCAGCTTCGACAGTATCAGGATGACGACCGTCAGAACTTGAACCGTCCTTACGACACATGACCACGTCAATCGAATCACCGTTCGGCATACGCCCACGGACGGTAAAAAATTCAGGAGTAACAAGAAACACTCGCTCCATACTAGAGCGGCACCACTCAAGAAGAGCAGGCCAGGAGGGTGCTTCAGCACAGAAGTCGCGGTCAGGAATTTCGGTGATGCCCATTAGTTCATCACGAATGGAGCCACCAACTTCGAAAAGTCTGATTGAGTTTGTCATAATCCCCCCGGGGAATGGATGATATAAAAGGGGCCCGTTGTTTTTGATTTATTGACATCCCAAGGTGGGCCATTCCCTGGTGTTTTTGCAGATGAAAGAGGAGGTGGGGATCCGTTGTATGTGTACGAGATAACTGGGTGGTCCGTTATCCCTCAGGCTGACGTATCTTGCCGACTACCACTTTGCCGCTCACCGCTCATTCTTTGTCTACAACAACTGCCGATCCCCACCGGCTCCTTGGGCCGCTAAGCCCAAGGCCTCAAAATAAAAAGGTTTAGCGTCTTCGCTCTTTGGCGATGATCGATGGTCTAGCTAGCAACGTTTTCCCCACCCGCGACTGCGGGGCTTAGAACTTAAGGGGTCGGATCAATACCGTCACTAAACCTTAAAA